ATACACTTGTAGACATAAGTCTACAGGTCATAAGGAGGTGAACCCTTATGATACAACGCGGTTGCGTAGGTAACTACGCCAATCAGCTAGCAGAAAGATCTGCCAACTTAGATTGGCAGATCAGAACTGCTATCGCTTTGGTGGAAGACTATTATGCTGGCATTAATAATGTCACATATAATGAAGCCATCAGTGCTTACAGATTCCTAAAATCTTTAGGATTCAAAATGCCTATAACCGAAGAAGAGTTATAGGATAATATACATGGGCAGGGTCTTCCATTCCTGCCCATGTATTATTTTTTGTGTTGTTATGGTAAATAATAACCTTCATTCTTTAGAGTGTCAGCTATTATAGCTAGCTCTCTATAATCATCTAAAGGTAAGTTTACCATTGTCCATTTCACATCATCTAGTTTAAGCTGTCTAGCTACACAGACTTCACTGTATTTAAGTAAAGTATCTTTAATAATGTGTTTAGGCATAGCATTTACTATTCTATATAAAGCAAATGTAGTATCCTCTTCAGCCGCTTTATAGCGATAGTTGTACCATTGCTCATTTCTATGAGTATCTAGCATATTAATAATAAATAGTGGAGTCATTTCCCCATAGAATAAGGCTTCTAAGATAATACGAATATCATCTACTGTAGTAGTATTGTATTCATAGGTAATCATAAGCAAGAATAAGATACGTCTGATATTGATTTCTTCACGTACATCAGAGAATCTTGCTATTACTGCCATAGTATAGAACTGTCTAGGAAGATAGTATATTCCATCTAAGATTTCACATACGTCTTTATTGATAGTCTTACCTAGATCATTAAGAATTTCAGTAACCATATTAGGCACTTCATCATTCTGATGTACTACATTATGGTTATAGATTACCCCGTTTATATAGATACGGTCTAGTTTATTAAAACTAAACCCTGGAGTATATTTAGTAAGCAGTTGTTTGATTAACTTAGGAACCATAGGGCGTTCTTCCCAAAGCTTAGCTACTTCTGGAACCTCATATGAGTATTTGACGAACTCATGAAAGTTATTAAAGATAAATAACTTAAGTTCATCTTCGTCATACCCTTTAGACATAACTTCGTTAACAAAGTTATCCCTAACTTCTGCTTTCTCTGACTCTGAAGGATCATCTAATAGCATATTCAATTCCATTGTATCTACAATAGGATCTAATGCAGGATTCTTCAGGTTATTAAAGTAAATTCCCTTCATAAGTCACCTCGTACATAGGTAGGATTAGTAGTCTTTTGTGATACCATTACTAGTAATGATTACACGTTTAGGTTTATTTGTTTCTTCTGGAACTTCAACTGTAGGAGTTACAGTAAGCTTTTCAGTAGATTGGTTGAAGAAATCATCTTTAGCAGAAACTGTTACACGTGGTTTAGCAGGTTTAACGTCAGCAAAGAATGCATCTTTATCCGCTTTAGTGATATTTTGTGGACCAGTTTTATCGAAGTTAAACATACCATCTTCTTTATTGATAGTCATAGAAGAAGCTTCATCAAAGAAAGAGTCTTTAGATTTATCAACTTTGGAAGTACGGTCTAAGTAAGTTTGATACGCTTTATTAACTTCATCGATTGGCATTTTAATACCAGAAGCAATGAATTCAATAAATTCTTGACCAGGTTCAGCATCTTGAATATGAGTAAAGAATTCGTATGGTTCACCAAGACGTTCACGTAATACGTCCACATTAAGATCCATATTTTGAGCTGCTGGTACTAGACCAAAGATTACACCAATACGTTTAGCTGTAGGTTTGAATTCCAAAGATTTGCTGTAGTCTAACATTTTACGAAGTTCTTTGTATAAGTCTTCAGTATTCTTAATGCTAGAAACTTTGGCTTTTTCAATAGTCATGAAACCAGGAGTAGTAGACAATTTGTATAAGTCTGTATCATCAATATTTTGATCAGATTCTACTAAGTCTTGACCAAGAAGAACTGCCATACGTTGAGTGAATTCTTGGTTAGCTGCACGTTCAGCATCTTGTTTGCTACGGATACCATCTAAGAATTTCTTATTACTGATAGCTTGTACAGTATATTCATCAGATAATTCTTGGAAGTATTCTACAGTGTTTTGAATACCACGAGCATCTTGCTCGAAACCTGTGAATACAAACATATGTACATTCATTTTCAATACTTGTTTACAGTACTTAGCTACAATAGTAGAAGCACCACAACCAGTACCACCTTCAGAAGAAGATACAATGATAATAGCTTCATCTTGAGGATCTGGGAAAGAGTCTAATTTGAATAAGTCTGCACGTAAAGCTTCCATAGCTAATCCTTTAGCCATATCACGTTCTTTACCACAACCACCACGGTTATCACCGAATACGATATTAATATCGTTGAATTCGTCTTTCATATCTTTTTGAGTTGTATTCAAAAGTAAAACATCTTTACGATCAAATACACCTTGATTAATAGCATGCATAGCCGCTTTATTACCAGCGGCACCGATACCGATAAGTTTTGCTTTCATAATTATTACCTCGTGTTAAAAATAAGTAACCTATAACAGCCCATATTAGGCATGATTAATATACAGTTACAGGGAGTGTAAAAAATAATATGTAGTAGAACCGTAAGTGGCCCTACTACATATTAGGAAAGATAATTATTTTTTATCTTTGTCTTGTTCGTGTTTCAATTGTTCTTGAAGCACTTTTTGGTCTTCTTCATTAAGTTCTTGGAAACCTAAACCTAGGTCGCCAACTTCATTAATTACGCCATATTTATTATCTGCCATAATTTTTTCCTCCATAAAAATCATTTAACCTTATGTTCAGCTCTGTTATTTAAATAGACCGATACATCATATAGGTTATCGAATACTTCTACACCATTAGCTTCTACTAGTTCCATAAAAGCTCTCATAGAATCTGCTTGGTGTTTAGTGAATGTATGAGCTCCACCAAAATCACTATTTAGTACGCATAATACTGTAGAATCTGGTTTCTTATTACTATCATCTACAACTTCTGCTATAGAGTATATACCAGATATAGCTGGAGTAATACAGTATAATCTAACATCGTCATGTTCACGATGATATTTCTCTTCAAATTTAGCACGTTCATCCCATACAGATACTACAGGATTAAATGCTCTTACTTTATTGGACAATAATCTAGCTAGATCATTTCTCCATACAGAACCATTACAAGTTCCTCCCAAGAATACAGTAAGTTGATTCTCTAGGCTCTCCCTAAATGGAGCATCTGCTTTTTTAGCAGATTGCTCACTAATACTAAAATGTGTTAATTCTTTTTCTTCCATAATAGAATCCTCCTTAATACTATTATAGTATATAACTGTACTCACCTTTAGCTGGCAAGAAACCCCATACAGGCAATGCCTATATGGAGCAGTCTTGCTGTGTTTTGATAGTGAGTTATATAAGCGATAACTCTTGAAGAAGCGTACCCCATATAGTATAACCATGAAGGGAAGTATAGTGTAGGTAAAACAATGAACGATAAAGTTGCTTACTATACCAAAGGACGTTATACTATATAAGAAGTTCGATAGATGGAATTTTGTTATAGATTACGAGGTGCCATCTATCACTATATTGTTTATAGTGTTTTATTTTTTACAAGAGACAAATAAAACCCTAGTACAGAAAGTATCCGTACTAGGGGTTTATAGGGTTAAGTACATTTATCTTTTTAGGAGTCAAATGAAAAAATTCGTAGCTACATATATGTTAGGATCTAGATGAAGCCATTCTATACAAATTCAATAACTGTTGGTATGATTCTACATTGCGGTTATTGTTGAATTTTGTATGGTATAAGAATAGGATCTTATTATAAACAAACGATAGTTTAACGTAACCAGTCTTTTTGAATAGTGACTGTTTTGTTTCAAGATATGATTCGTAATCTTTAGTGATTTCTATAATATCTTGCTCAATACGTTTACGTTGTTTAGGTGTAAGATTAGCTGTCTTAAGCTCTTGGTTTAATACTGCTAATGCTGCCAGTGTACGTTTACTAGAATCGATATGTGCCATTGAATCAATAAAGAATTCAAATACACCAATAATACCAAATGTGATATAGAACTTAAGAATCCACTCTAATACATTGGACTCTGTTGTGCTATGTCTATTATCTAGTTTATTGGACTCGATCTTAGTTAATGCTGTAGTTAGAGCTGGACCATAACCATATATAGTAGCAAAAGCATCAGACTTTTCTTCTTCAGAATCATATTCAGATATAAGATTCTTTACTGGTTGATCAAACTTGGTACTCATAACTTTCTTAACTGTATCTTTATCACCAGTTAAGAATTTGAACGCATCAGACATACTCCCTTTAAGGATAGCGTCTTTAACCAATACTACGCCATTATTGATGTAAGCCAAAGCAGATCTACAATCTAAACCATCAAATGCTTGTTGGATACCAGCCATAATTCGAGTATCATCAATATTACGGATATCTTCTTTAGCACCATTAGTTAAGTTGTAGATAGCTTTATTCATATCAGTCATACCACGAACTAAGTTCTTAATGCTAGGAAGATTGTATTCATACATTGCAGCCTTAGCACTGAAGTGATGACCTATCTCATGTAATAGAATAGCAGCTAGTTCTTCATTGCTGAAGTTTGTATCACATAATAAGCCATAAGTGAAATATACATTTAGTTCATACCCATCTTTAGGGTTAAATTGATATGTACCATTCTTAAAGACTGGTTTACCCATACCATCTAGCTTATCTCTAAATACTAACGTATAAGCATTCTTTGCTGTAGTAAAGTCTACTAAGAAATTAGTATTAGAGAATCCAAACTGAGCTTTCATTACTTTAGCTAAGTCTTTAGATTCGACTACTGTATCGTTTTTGTACTTTTGTTTACGGATATTTCCGATAATAGATTCTAATTTGATGAGATTCGGTGTCTTACCGAAATACTGCTCATTATAAATAAACATTGCTTATTCCTCCTTTGGCTTATTAAAGTGTTTTACGGAAACATCTTAATAAAATCAAGGAGGCCAATAATGAAGCAAGATAATGAAGTTATACTTAAGAAGATATACCCTATCGTAGAGCAAGCTATCTCCAGAAGGGTTTCACAATATAAACAATACATCAGTAAATTCATTGCAGCTAGAGCTGAAGACCTATATGCTATTGCACCATATAGACGTATTTACTTTACTGATAATGATAGAGATGAATTCTTTAGAATGCTAGGCATTCAGCGTTCAGTTATTCAAAGAGAATTACGGAATACTTTCTATTTTAGTATTCCGTCTTTTAACCCGGCTGCTGCTAAAGATGAGACTACTATTACGATGCTATGTATAGTTAGATACTTCTTATTAAATAGAAAGAAATACTATAAGGAATTAGACTTAGCTTTGGTTAATATAGCATTCTCTGGGTCTTTTTATCCATCTATCCATTATGGTTCATTTCAAGTTGTACAACCTATAGAGTATAAACACATAATGGACTATGTGGTTAATAATAAGATGTCTGCTAAGTACGATCTTAAAGTCAAAGGTAATGTGTTTAGTGCAGTACGTTCTATTGCTACAACATGGGCTGAGACATATCAAGATAAGTTTGAAGACTTTGATGATGAAGATATAAAAGATATCGTACAGCAATTACATACACGTATCAAATCATTCATGAAGAATATTGCTACGTTGTATTATGATGCTTTCGAGAACCGTAATGAGTATCTTAACTATGCTAGTGATGACTATAGTGAAGATAACTATAGATTGGCTGATACTGATAGTCTTATGGCTGAACGTGTAATCGATAAGACTGTACAAGCTATTAGTACTATGGGTGTAAACTATTCTTACTGTAAGATGGCTGCTGATGTCAATGTATCTACTGATGAAATCAAAGCTATTATAGAATGGGTATTGAAGAATGATACTAAGTCTCTTACTGAAGTTAAAGAGTTCATTAGTCTTCTAGTATATCTATTCTTCCAAAGTACAGATAAGAAAGACGTTAAACGTGTTGAGTTTGTAAGATTTACTACAGCACCTAGACCTAATAGTAAAGTCAAAGAAGTAATTAGATCTAAGGAAATCTTAGAACGGTGGTTAATGAACGGCTCTAGACGTTATCATGTACGTAAGAACCGTGCAGCAACTAAAGCTAGTTATCAACGTTCAGTTCTAATGTATTTCGCTTTAATGATTCACTTCTCTAATCTATAGGAGGAACTAAATGACACCACAAAGAAAGAAAGCTGAGAAGCTAGTATTTGATGTAATGTCAGCTATGGATCCATCTGGTAAAGTTGCTGACTACTATAAAAAGATATTCTCTGATATGAGTGATAAAGAGTTTACTAAGTTTGTATCCGGTAAATACCCATTTAGATTTATCACTCGGGTATTTGAGATTGAACCGACTATGGATCAAATCGAAAAAGCTGCTAATATAATGGGTGTACCTATCTTAGAGAAAGTTTCTATGCCATATATCTATGAAGATGAGAATGGTAAAGGTGTAACTTCCCATGAAGCATTAGTAGGGTACTTACATCTAAAACGTATGAAACAATTCTTGACAAAAAAGAATGCTATCTCTACTAATATCTCTATGCGTGATAATAAGACTGGTATGCTTATCTCCCATGATAAGAATGGTATCACTTCAGATAGAGAGATGGAGTCTCTTGTAGTTAGTGGTATGGATGCAACTATTAAAGAGCTATCCAGAGCACGTGCAGACTCTATGGAAGCTAAACAAGCTATGTACAATACTATCTCTACTATGGGTTATATCTCTCAAGATGATATCCCTGATGATCCTAGTGATCCTATGAGTAAGAACTTACTTAATGTATATATGCTAGGTGCACATCTATCTACTAACTTAATCAATATTGGTAATGTAACACCATTGACTTTAAGTGGTAAGAAGATATCCCGTCGTGAATAAAAAATAAAATAGATTAAGGCTAGAGGAATTTCCTCTAGCCTTATTGTTTTATTTTTGGTTTTGAATCTTATATGCATCTTTCATAATGCACATAATTCGATATTTAACCGAAGATTCAATTTTGTTAATAGTTTCGATCTTGAAGCCAAGACCATTGTGAGCATATTTTGCTCTGATGTTTGCGAAGATAGCACTTACTTGCTTCTTCATTTCAAGAATAGCATATTCGTGAGCTAGTGGATAATTTACCACTTTATCACTTCTTAATGCAGTAAGAACTTTTTGTGTTGTTAAGATAGGTTTGCATCTATCTAATAAATCAATCAAGCTATCAGTTTGAGCTTTGATTTCATCAATGCTCAAAACTGTATATTTATATTGATTGTGGTTATGATCTACACCAACACGTTTGATACCTACGGAAATAGCCATGGTTAATATCCTCCTTGTTAATAAATATAATATAAATATAACCATTGTATTACCATTATAGTATATAACTGAAAAAACTAAGTTTTACGAAACGGCAAATACCCAGTATAGACATTGTCTATACTGGGTAAAGCTGTTTAATTTTTAAGTAAGGAGTTTTATTATACCATACAGTATCACGTAAATTGGGATAATGGTATAGGGTAGGTTATGGGCTACCCTAAACCATCAAGAGGAAACTTTGTCTATTATTGCAACAAGGAAAACAATAATAAACCTGCAAACACTGCAACGAGTATCTAACATGGCCGTTTGTTAAGATACTGGCACCTGTATAATCTACGGTATATAAGAAAGGTACAATCTAATCTGGCTACCGTTAATCCAAATGAGACTGTAATAGCTGTCATTGCTATTACAGTAGTGTTAGGTTAAATGAGAGTATGATGAGAAAAAATAAACAGGTACTGGAAGTTCCAGTACCTGTATTTGAATATCTTAATCGGCTTTAAAGTTAACTTCTGCATCGTTTGGTAATTGTGTTTTCTTAGATGTCACAGAATCAAGAGTAATTATAGCTCTCCATTCTTCTGCACCATCGTATTCATGTCTATATATAATATAGTTTTTAGTGTATATACGAATATTATCTGATATTTCTGCATTACCTAAACCGCTATCATATCTAAAGTCTGCATTCTTAGCAAATGTTTCCCAAGACATATATACATCGTCATATGCAACACATATTACATCATCAATAGATAAATTAAGATGTTTTAAACAGTCTAAAGTCTCCTCTAAGAAATTAGTATCACCATTATTAACATCAGTTTTAGCTTCATCCTCTTCTGTATCTATATAGTCTAAGATGTCTGATAAATTAACATAAGATCCTAATAGATTACTCATACAGTCACCTGAATTTGGTTTTGGGACATCATATAGTTTATATAAAAACTGGCCATAACCAGCTTGGTCAGCATATATGATATAATTACCATCCTTAGATCTGGCGTCCCAATTTAGTTCAGTATCATCACCAATGTATAGAGTATAAGTTCTTCTGTTGAATAGCTTATAGAACTTATTTTCTTTATCACTAAGTAACTTAATCTTATGCTTTATAAGAGTACTGAAGACTTTAGATATAAAGACTCTAAATGCCTTAGTATTTATAACTCTAGTAGAATTGGCTGTAGACGCTATAAATGCTGGTGCTACTTGATTATCCGTTTTAGGTGCTAATTTTACACTAGTTAGATTAGTTAGACTATCAAACTCTAGACTTAGAAGATACTTTATATTTAGTATATCAACGTCAGCATATATACATTCACGTTTGTCGTTATATGTAGAATCTTCGGTAACTGTAATGATACCGAGATCATCCAATATTTTGATAACTTTCTTCTGTTTCATTTTATCACCTCGATAAAAATTATAGGATGGGAGAATATCCCATCCTATAAAACAATTAGATTCTTTTTACTACACGGATAAGATTAGGAACTCTATTCCCTTTGGAGATAGAAGATCCTAATGGAATATCACGTACTGCTACATCTTCTTTACCTGTAGCTGATTCAATCATAACCACATCTGTATCTCTTACGATCAAGATATCTCTGATTGCATCACCACGACCAAGCTTGATTACATTATTACCAGCTCTTGCTCTAGAAGACATAGGTAATGCACTAATATCAATCTTATTGATATAGCCATTATGAGTTACTACAATAGCATTAGTACAACCACCAAAGACTACTGACATACCATCGACATTATCATTAGTATTCATAGCCTTAACTCCTCGAGTAGCACGTTTCAATACTGGAATATCATCAGCTTTGAATCGTAATGCTTTCTTATCAGAGTAAGTGATGATTTGATTGTCACCATTTTGAGTAATAAGAATGGATTGTACTTTATCACCATTCTCTAACTTGCTATAGATAAGGCCACCAGATGCTACTGTACAGAAGTCATCTAGCTCAAGACGTTTAATATAACCAGCTTGTGTTAATACTACCATAGTATAAGCTTTAGACTTAGCTAATTCTTTTACTTTAGATTCACTAATGATATTAGTGATGATAGATGTCATCTTCTTGTTCAAAGATAAGGCATCTGTACCATTTTGGCCTTTACCTGTTAGTGGAATCTTATGTACAGGCATACTGAATACTCTACCGAAGCTATCAAACATCAATAGATTATCTCTATTATCAGCATTCAAGATAAATGCAGAACATGGTTCACCACGGTTAAGATTCAATGGCTCATTTACACCATACTTCTTAATCTTATTAGATTCAGATACTACGATATTGAACTTGCCCTCAGGGATATTATTAATATCGTCTTTGGAGATCACTCTACAACGTCTAGGAACACCATACTTCTTCTTGAAATATAGTAATTCATTACGGATCTCTTCATTAAGAGCTTCTTCACTATGAATCTTATGTAGACATTCATCCATCTTAGCTTTAAGTTCTTTAGCCTCATCAATATATCTATTCAAGTTACCCATAGATAGGTTCTTGATCTGTGTATTGATGATTGTCTTAGCTTGTAATGGAGTAATCTTAAACTTAGTTACAAGATAATCAATGATAGGTTGATCTTCACGGTCTTTACGTTTCTTAATCATATTGATAATCTTATCGATTTCACCAGACTTCAATAGAGTGATATATGCTTCACGTTCATGGAACTTAGTCTTAGCTCTTTGAAGAAGATTATAGTACAAACGTAACTTAGTAATCTTTCTAAACTGTAAGAACTCTTGTAAGTATTGCTTATAAGTAAGCTTATGGATATTACCATTAAACTGTACTTGGAAGTTTACTCGATAAGAGCACTCTAAGCTAGTATTAGCATACAATGTATCTCTAACGAAGTTAGGGTCAGAACCTGGTTTTAATACCAAGATATGCTCTAATTTGGTTGGCGTATGGTTTTCCAAACTATTGATAATTTGTGGTAGTTTACCCTCAGATACCAAAGTATCGATACTATCAGTTATAGTACCTAAGTATACTGAATTTGGCACACTATGGATAAATAGTGCTGGCTTCTTATCATAAGTACCGATATCAATATGACCACGGGCACGATAAGCACCAAACCCGTTATTACTAATCTTCTTGAAATCAGCTTCAATGATATCACATGGCATATTATGGTCAGGAACTAATACAACTTGAGCATTAGGGTTGTCTAATAACTTAATAGTTGCATCAATAACCTCACATAAGTTATGTGGTGGCACTTCTGGTCTAAAACCTACAGCAATACCAAAGATACCATTGATCAATAACAATGGTACTTTAGCTGGTAGAAAGTCAGGTTCTACTTTACTATTATCAAATGTCGGACTCCAGTCAACGATATTTGGAGAACCATTGACACCGTCTAATTCATCCAACAATGCTTCTCTAGCAAAGTCTGCTAAAGCTACTTCTGTATAACGAGCAGCAGCTGGACCATCACCTTGGAAGTTACCAAAGTTGCCTTGCTTTCTGATTAATGGTACATTACATTCGAACCAGTTAACCATTGGTTTGATAGATTGATAAATAGCACTGTCACCGTGAGGATGATAAGACTTCATTACCTCACCAACAACACCTGCTGATTTAAAAGTTCTATTTGAGTTTTGTGGGAAGTCTGCATACATCGAATATAAAATCTTACGTTGTACGTCTTTAAGACCATCCCTAAAATCAGGTACAGACCTATGCTTAGCTATATAGATAGCATATAACGTTAGGTCGTCTTTAAATTTATCTAGCGTATTTACTTTAAGATCTTGTGCCAAGTATATCCCTCCAGTCTATATGTATGTTTTTCGTTTGGTAAATTTTTAGTTTCCCAGTTTTACATATTGGGATATGAATAGGAAGCCACTATGGTCTTAATTTACCATAGTGGCTTTTCATATAGACTATTGGACTTCGTTAATATTGATCTTAGTGATCTTGTAACTACCCTTATTATTAGGACGTACAAATACAAAAGCATCTGCTTGTTTCATATTCTTAATGATTTCGTAGTTACGTTCACCAGTTAAGATAGTGATACTTAGCATATTATCTTTGAAGCCAGATTCTTTTACAGAACCAACGATTACAGAACCTAGTGCTTCAGTGTTTTGAGTGAATACATTACGTTTACCGAATACATTTACTTCGACCATATCAAAGATTTCACCAGTTTCTAATACGTTAACCAACCAATCAGTTACTTCATTAGATAGCTTACCACTGTAAGTCACAGGAAGTGTGATTTCAAATAATTTAGCTTTTTGTGTTGCAGGTTTACGATTGTTTGGTCTATTATTGTTTCTCATTGTTTTTACCTTTCAATTAATTCTTAGTAGTACTACCAATACCACCAGTACGTACGTCAGTTACATCATCATCATCTGTAGTCAAATACTTAACAAAGATACCTTGAGCGAATGCTTCATCTTTAACCAAATACATAGGCTCAGTACCATTATTTTTAATCTTGATACTGATATTGCCTTCGTTTACTTTGTTATCGATGAAATCTGCATCGATAACACTCATTGTAGTTACAAGAGACATTGAATACTTATAACCATAGCTACTGCGTGGTAGAATGAATAACACTTCATCATCATTCATTTCAACTTTAATATCTGTACGGATATTAAGAGTTGCACCAGGCATGATTTCTGCATCTACAGGAGAGAAGAAGTCATAACCAGCGGAATGTTTAGTTGAACGTTTTGGTAATAGAGTGCCCTCAGGTGCTGTGGACACTAAGTGGAATTTTCTCGCCATCAGTTCCTCCGAGATCTATGCGGGTATAGCAATAAGTCATCCGATCTGAACACCCCATAGTGTTTCGTTCCAATACCGTTATACTTAGCTACAAAGTCCGCACAATTAAAATCATCAAAATCAGCATAAACTTTATATAGATAACTATCACCATCATATATCCAGTTTATGGTTACTAAAGATTTATGATATAAGACAGATGGAATATACTCAGCATCTTGGATACTCATACATCTTACTTTAAGATCTCCAATATGAGAATAATATACCCCACGGTCAATATCAATCTGTAATCGTTGTTTTATATAATCATAAGCATATGCAATAGTCTTATAACGATATTCAGCATCGGAATCAGTTTCGTTCATGAGATTATCCCATACAACGTCCTGTGGGTCACTAAATAAAGTCGCTATATACATCTTTTGATAGATTGCTTTAATATCAGGAATAGGTTTATGTACGTGCTGACTAATACCATTAATGAGAGGAATACTTTCATTCTTGCCCATAACAATATACCATACAATACTAGATAAGCATTCATACTGGTAGTAATGAAAATCAATCTTATCTTTGTACATATCCATTAACTTTTTAGAGTTCTGTAGATAGTCAATCCAGATAACCCGTCTAGACTTTTCTACTAACGTTTCAAATCTCTCTAATGAAACTTCATCGTTTACATTAAAGCCAATGCCTATACAGATTACAGCTTCATTTTCATTGACTCTGTCTAAGATAGCAGCATTTGGTTTAAATGTATATGGTAAAAGTTTTATATCCCTAGAATCCTGAATATCGTTTAATAGACAATAATCAGGGTCCAATCTTTTTTCTTCACTAATCAAAACCTTTTCTGGATTTTGTAGTATTAGATGGGCAGCTAACCGCCCATCTTGTGTATCTGCATAATATATGATCATAACAGTTCTCTCCTAGAAAATGTAATTGGAGATATCTAAGCCCTCAATAAGATCCATCTTACTAGATTCAATTTCACGAATCTTAGCGATCTCATACTTGATATCGTCCACTGTATATTGTTCGAGAACCCTTTCTTTGTCTTTACCGATTACTGTATCATACAACTGGTCTTCATTCATTTCACCTAGACCTTTGAATCGTGTGATATTCTTTGGAGCCAATTCCTTAAACTTATTTAATAAGCCATATAAGGACATAGTCTCACCATCTACCACATAATGGCTAGGCTGTGAATTAATAGTATCAGTTACTAATTTATAATGCATACTTTCAAAGAAGCTCAATAAGCGCTCATTGATATAAATGGTCTGATACTTATTATCTTCATATAAACCAGTGATGGTCCAGCCACCCTTCTCATTCTTACATTCCAAATACTTATGATTCTTAGTGATCTTAGATTTGAACTGACTGAATGAGAGTCCTTTATTCACATATAACAAAATCTCTTCTAATAAATATGGGTTGACGGCGAATGAATTCGCAGCAGATTCTAAACGTTCAATATAGAATTCTGTAGAATTCAATAGCTTGATTAATTGAGTATTGGTAAAATTAACCTTACCAGGTAAGGTTACTTTATGGTTCTTTGAAAATTGTTTCTGTAAGTATGCATTGTACTCAGTACGATCAGTGAAGTACTTAAAGTTCTTACCATCAATACGTCCACCATATAACGGTGGCACAGATGCATATACACGACCATCCAATACTAATGGTTCCATGTATAATAAGAAGAACGCTAATAACAGTGTACGAATATGAGCACCATCTGGGTCAGCATCTGTACAGATTACTACACGTTCCCAATTACACTTACTAATATCAAAGTTTTTACCATAACCTGCACCTATAATAGAAATGATGGCTGCAACTTCTTCATTCTTAAGTACATCTTCTCTTTTCTTAGATAGAGCATTGATGATTTTACCACGAATAGGGAAGATACCTTGAGAGTCGTTATCACGTCTATTACGAGCATTACCAGCAGCAGAGTCACCTTCCACGATGAATAGCTCGTTATGCTTCTTACTTTTAGGTCTTACAAACTTAGCTGGAAGACCAGTAATAGCTGAAGCATTCTTAACTTGAATACGGACACGTCCTGCTTCATTTTTCGTACGAAGTTCTGCTACTTCTTTAAAGTATTTACAAAGTTTTTGTAGATCTGACGAAGAGGTCTTAGCCCATTGGTCTAAACCTTCTATCGTAATATCTTTCACAAAAGGAACTAGGTCTTCATTAGAAATGATTTCCTTTGCTTGTCCTGTAAATTCTGGATATAAGTGATATACAGAGTTTACACAGCATAGCCCACTGAGAATATCAGCATTTGTAATCTTTAGTTTTGAATTCTTCCCTAGGAAGTATTTATTCATATAATCTCTAAAGAATTTGGTAAGCCCCTCAACGAAACCCTTAATATGAGTTCCGCTAGGTGTAGGACAGAAGTTTGCATAACCAGCAAAGATATCATCTGCTTTTGTACTATCAAAAGTAAATAAGATATCAGCTTTCATCTGCCCATCTTCTTTAAGCTTGGAGATATGTATTGGAGCAATCATAGGTTTAGTTGCCAATGTATCTAAGATACCTGCAATACCTTTATCATTCACAATACGAACGTTATGGCTTTTACCATCAGAGTCAGTACCATAGAAATTAACCTTAGCACCGATATCTAATAGAGGTATTAGGCTTTCTAATAATTCTAATACGTCTCGCCAAGTTGTAGTGATTTCACCCATAATAACTTTACCAGCTTGGTATCCATGATATCCTTGCTTCTTAGTTGGCATAGTATGAATAGGGTTAAATGTAATAATTGTACCTTGGTAGTTATCCTTATTAGGGATAGACTTAACCTTGGCAGTTTCAGGGTCACCTAAGTATAAAGACATCTCTTGTCCTTTACCTAGACGATAAGACTTAACAACGAAGTGCTCACTACATGCACTCGTAGCTTTAGAACCTAAACCATGACGACCAGATGAGAATGCACCTGGTTTCTTTTCATAGTTAGTTGACGTATTTTGACTAGTAAATGCAGTAACCATAATGTCAAATGGAATACCACGACCGTTATCTTGTATGGTAACTTCGTGATTTCTCTCATCATAGTATACCCAAATCTCATCACATGGAGAATCTTTCTTCATCAGCTCATCGGCTGAATTCTGGAAGATTTCTCGAATCATATTAATAAACCCTCGGTTACCCGAGTAACCTAGGTAAGTACCAATATTCTGTCGTACGCCTTCAGTTGGAGTAAGAGTTAAAAAGTCATCACCATAATTGGCAATATTGTCTTGCATCTCTTTTGTTATTTTGGCCATTTTATCACCTCTCACTTAACTGTTGATCTACATTTAAAAAATACATATTGTAAAAGCCCCAATATTGGGGCTTTCTGGATTAGTCTACATACGTAAAAGGTTGTATATTACACCACTCAACAGTACCCCCAAGCTCGTCTTCAATATAGCTTATAAAGCTATCTTCTAGACTTTCGTTTGGACCACAAAACATGGATGGTACAAATGGTTTAACGTCTTTCATACCGAACTCGTCTCTAATGACTTCATTTAAGTATTTAGGTACGTCTTTATACTCTTGAGGGTAAAACATATTGTCATGTAGACTGTGGTATTGTTTTTTCTCTTCATTCTCAATATACCAGCTTAAGTCTATAGCTACTGTATCATCAAAGATAATATGATCTTTATCATTAGTATCATAGATACAACAACCAGGCTCTTCGGCATAGAATACAAACTTAATATTACTATTAGGAACTATAGCATCTATTAGCATATTGAATCCCGTAGTAATATAAGTCCACTTACAATCATACTCAGTTTGGAAATACCATACAAGAGTACCATCATGTAAAGTAGCAGACCAGATTTCATTATCACCAGGTGGCCATGTCATTTCACCACGTAATGTAGTTCCATCTTCACATTTATCTGCTAACTTAGCATATTCTTCTTCTGTTCCCCATAACCCTAAAGATTTAAGAGTATATGGTAACCAGTGTTTATTATCATTATATAGAGATATCATTGCATCTCTAAGTTTCTCTATCTCCTCTTTAACAGGAGAATAGAATGCTACACATTGGTAACAGTTATTAGCCATAGTTAATCACCTCGATAAAAATAAAAGATTCCCCATAGGAGGTATACTCCTATGGGGTTTTTCTTTATTTATAAAATTAACCTAAGCTGATTGTATCAGTTGTAATAGTTTCCTTTTGAGGAGCTGCTACAGCTGGACCAGGAACAGTTGCACCTACAGGAGCATTAGCATTGAATGGGTTAGCATTCGCTACCATTGCTTGTTGGTTTTGCAATTGTTGTACTGGGGATACTTGAGCTTGTGGGTTGAAAGCTTGACCACCCATAACTTGTTGTTGTTGGTTAGGCATCATTTGACCTTGCATTGGTGGTTGAGCGTTGTAACCGAATGGTGCTTGGTTTTGTTGTTGTACAACACCAAAGCCTTGTTGTGGCATTGTTTGTACTGGCATTTGACCATTCATAGTTTGTGCATTGTAGTAACCGCCATTTGCTGCCATGTTGTAGAAGTTAGGGTTAGCTTGTGCGCCCCATGGGTTAGCATATGCAGGTTGTACATTACCATTCAAGATATTATCGAAGCTAGTGAATGCATCTGGACGTACAGCTTGTTGAGGTTGTACGTTTTGTGCACGGCTCATGCTTTGAGATACATCATTGAAGTTTTTGAATGCTAAATGATACAAGTCCAAAGATTTTTCTGCGATTGGCAAAGACATCATGAACTCAGTATTGATTTCAGCTGGTAATGTAATGCTGAACAATTTAATTTGTTGCCAGATATGACGCATAGTACGTACAGCATTTTGTACTTCTTCATCACTGTAAGGTGTTGTAGGAATACGTTCACCACATTGTGTGCATCGTACCCAACCTTGACCGTCGGCCACAGTCAAGAAACCAGTGTGGTCTTTATGTGGACATTTTGCCCATGCTTCTTTTTCTGGTGGAATTTCTAAAGAGAAAGAAGCTTTTTGTTGTGGCTTTAACAATTCACGATCAGCTGGTGTCATTGGATCTGTAGGAGTTACAGGTGCGTAATTACCTACAGGAGCTTGAGCAGTATTGAACGTTGGGTTGGCAAAGCCATAGTTAGGGTTTTGATTATACATATTAGTTTCCTCCTATAATCAAAATGGATAGAATAATAAAGTATGAGTACCATACCGTGTATAGGGAATTTCCCTATACACAGATATAGTATATAATTATAGATTTGTTTCATTGTTTTTAAAATTTACAAATCTAAATTATTTTACAATAGTGTATTTTATAATACCATCGCTTTAACTGTAGCGATCAAATTATCTACTACTGTAGATTCTACTGGGTTAGCATCTTCAGCTACTGTAATAGCTGGCGGTGTACCACCATGAATATTAGCAAGAGTTGTGCTCAAAGCTCCTAATGATGTATTGAAATCATGTTTAGAGATTTGATCACCTGCTGTTGTTGTATATTCAGGAGTGATATTATCAAAATCAGTAGCAGTTACATTATGACCTGCTAACTTATCACTGATAATTTTATTAAGCTTAGCGAATAAGTCAATAGCACCATTAGCACTTAAACCATTAACTGGTGTAGGAGTTGGAGCTACTGGAACGCTTGGAGCTGGAGTTATAGGTGTTGGGGCAGGAACTGCTGGAGTTGCGCTACCGCCAGCGCCAGGAGTTGGTGCAGGTGTAACAGGAACTGTTGTACCAATAGCAGGAGCTACAGGTGTTGTACCATTACCACCTTGTCCTTGAGAAGGTGTAGGGGTAGTACCGCCTGTGGTAGGGACAGGAGGTGTTACTGCTGGACCAGGTGCAGGACTAGGAGTTGTACCTGTGCTACCTGTACCAGAAGAACCACCAGGTGTTACTGGTGTAGTTGTAGAACCAGTACCACTACTTGGAGTAGGAGGTACTACAGGTATTGTACCGCCAGTGCCATGACCAGGAGTTGGGCTCACAGGTGGAGTCACAGGACCAGGTGCAGGAGGTGGTGTTACTGGTAAGATTGTACCAGTGTTAGTTTCATCAGCATGAACGCCTAGATATGTCAAGTCAGGTACATTTGGTGTAGGATATGGATATGCATCTTCAATACTACGTGTTGCACTGCGTACAGCTCTAGGGTCATATAAAGGATCATCCAATCTGTATTTAACTACAGGAACGTTATCAGCAGTTGTATCTTCAACTGGAGCACTAGGTACTGTTTGAGGACCAGCCATAGGAACGTCTTTTGGATCATTTTCTTTATCATAAGTATGAACGCCGATACCACGTGCACGTTGTTCTTCACGCATACGGTCAAGAGCAGCTTGTGCTTGTCGTTCTTGTTCATCTTTGATTTTGTAAATCTCTTCAAGCTCACCTTTACGTACTGCACCAAAGGAGTACATATCAGTTGTAGGACATTGTTCATTTAAGAAGATATCGATAATCTTATCTTCAAATCCAAATTCCTTCATTAAAGCTCGAGCATTTTGTAGATCCATATTTACGTGCATATATTGAATCATCTCATACGGCATTACCGTAATTTGTAATGGTTCACGATATCCATCAGTATATGGGTCAGAGTTTTGATGTGCTACAATAAGCATCTCATTAGCATCATCCCAAATAGTTGGAACGAAGCCTAGGTTGTATTTGTGATTGTTATCACCGTAAACTAATAAACCACTCACAGGGGTTGCTTTATTAGCATTGACGGCTTTACGTTTATCACGTACTAGTTTAACTGCAGTTTTTTCCATAACTAGTATAATTCCTTTCTCTTAAGAGTCTTGATAAATTGATCGACCATGTCCTGAATCCAATCCGGCAGAATCAGGACAGTTACGCCCATATTGTCCTCAGTTGAGACAATTATATACCTGTTATAGATAGCACTTTTACAGCCTGGGTTATACCTAATAACCCGTTTTAAGTGATGATATAATAGAGAATTTCCTTTCGTATCCTCCATTGTAACACCACGTTCAAATGCTCGTTTAAGAAACGCTAATTGTTTCTTTTTTGATTTGATATTCACTCTCTCTTTCATTCTCTTAGAGAAGTGATGTGAGAGAGTGTAATCATCATTATTAAACTCGCATCTTTTCGTAAGGGTCTCTTGCATGTAGACCCAACCGCTCTTGATAGATTCGTTCTTGAACCTGATTCAAGATTTCTGGTTGGAATACTCCTTGCTTCAGATAGTTATTGAATGGTATTAATGCTTCATACACCAATTGGTTAATCCGTGCTAAAGCTTTATAGTAATTCAAGAAACCATCGTCATAGTAGTTGAACTCCTCACCCGTTTCCATACATTTATGCTTATAAGTCTCAGCATATTGTACAGTTCTCCCGTAGAAGTATGCTTGTAAATGAGCTGCTTGTTGTAATGAATCCATGAATCGTTCATTAGTAAATACTTCTACATACATACCACAATCAATATTAGCATGAGCAAAGTCATTAATGATTTGCTTAGCCAATCGTGTGTATTCTTTAATGGCTTTATCACCATAGCATAGTAAGAAGTTTTTGTTTTGCTTATTATTATTGATCTCACGATCAATACAGTTCTTACGCTTCTTACCACCTTTTTTACCTTTAGCCATTCTAGCATCAAATGGTTTAGTACCAGTTAATGTTTGATTGGTTAAGCCAGTTTCTTCTTTAAACTTATCCTCATAGCCTCTGCGGAAATAGATTTCTGCTTCGCTAGTTGGTTCAGTAGTGAAACTAGGCACCATAATTGGTTGGTTATTTTGCCGGAACACAGCTAAGTGCTCTTCGGCTCTAGCTTGACCTGCTTTATATGCTTCACTATTAATAGTGATATTATAATTAGGGTCATTATTAATCGTAGGATTATACATTAGATTTCTTCCCCTTCATGTAAAGATGTAACTGCTTGAAGTAATCTAGATCCTGGCTGAGAGAGATGAACTGCGTTCTCGTAATTTTTACGTTCAGTCTCGCTCATATTTTGAATCTCATGTAGACTATCCAAGTAATCACCCAATCTAAATCCATCATTGTAAATATAGTTTCCATCTTCGTCACCCAAGTCTTCTAGGTATAAGATGAAATCTTTTAACGATCTAAACCCATTAACTGGGTCTTCAGGTTTAATAGACCAGTTAGAAATAAGAGATTCTTCAAAGTCGATGATATCCACGTTAGCAATTATATACTCACGTACTACATCTTGACCTGTAATGAACTCGAATGTTTTCTCTTGGTCATAACCCTCAATAAAGTAAATAAATAGAGTATACTTCCTATCCTGAGGATCAATATACTCTTTCTCTTTTGGTTCGTCCTCAATCTTAACGAACATAGATCGGATCGGCTTATTGCTGACCCCTTTAATATTATTATTATATGGCATAGTATACGCCTCCTTTCATACTTATAATATATAATTCTAGTAGAACTTAGGTTTGCGTTTTACGTATATCATATAATCAGAGAATCTAGTTATACCAGTATAGATTAGGTTAGGCATAATATCCTTACGTAACCACTCTTCAATGAATATACCAGAATAGTATTGAGACCCTTGAGAGAGATGGGTTGTAATAGCATATGCCAGTTCAATCTTATTCCCTGGAGAGTAAGGACTATTACGTAGTCTATTCTTATCATCATAGTCTGCATTGAAATAATCATAGTCACACTTGACATCTCTGAATAGTAGTCTACCCTGACGTAAGTCTATTTTAAAGATATTACGTTCACTACCACGAGATGATACATCTGGGAAGTTCTCTACTGTACCACGTAGACCATTAACTAAGTTAATACCATCACACTCTATACTCCAGTTATTCTTTCTACAGATAACTGGCTCACCATGCATAGGTAACTTAGACTTTATGCCACGTAAATCACGTAAATAGCTATTGATGATTTCTCTTGTAGCGTTCTTACAAGTCAATATTATAGGGGACTGTACTAAGAAATCATCAGTAAGCATATCCTCATCAATAACTACAGCATTATTATAAGTGCCATAGTGTATAGGAAGCCCTTTAATAGCTCTATCAGCTAGATAGATGATACCAGAGTTCTCTCCTTGACGCATAATATCTGTTAAAAAATGAACCTTGCCGTCTACTAGATAACCTGGGTCATCAGCTACAGGTGGTAACTGATTCAAATCACCACAGGCTATAATCTTAATACCAAAAGATTCAATGTCTTTAATCATAGACTTAGGTGTCATAGATGCTTCATCTATTAAGATAAGCTTAACACCCTCTAGGAATTCTCTTTTAACAAACTTAGTTGTAACTTTAGGTTTGTTAAAATATGGATCCATTATAGGTCTTCCTAATCCATCATATTGGATTTGCTCTACAGGCTCATAGATAGAAGCATGTATAGTCTTAGCTGTGAATAATCCACGATTACGCATAACTATAGCAGCTGTACCAGTAAAGCTCATAGGGAGCAATTCATCTATAGATAGGCCCAAACGGTTAATGATTTCAAATAATACTACAGTCTTACCTGTACCAGCAGCACCTGTATATTGGAATACCAATTCAGAGCTATTATTAAACCATTCGACAGCAGCGTCAACGACTGCCTGCTGTCCTGGGTTTAATTGGAATTTCATTATCTCACCCTCTTGAATACGACGAAGGTTTCATAATGTCTATCATCGGTATATACTGTAAGTAATTGGTATCCACGAGCTGTCATATTATCAATACCATATGATGCATACTTAGTAGTATAGAGCATAGACTTAGTATCACCAACAGCTGGTGTATATTCTTTAAGAGATTGATTATTTTGCTCAAGAGCTACATTGAACTTTTGATCAGATGTCTCTTGTTTAACAAAATCAGTATAGTAATATACATAGGATCCAATAGCTATCAGAACTATAGCTATTAGACACCCGATAAATGTCTTCTTACCCATATTATTAATCCTTTCTTGCTTAGTTTACTCTAGTATAAACTACTACAGTTCTTCCATTAAAATCACTATGACGTACAGTAACACCTTTAGCTTTATAGCCACGCTCTTTCATATCAGCAATACCGTGGTTTACTTCTTCATCATACCTATAACTTACAATCACTGTATCATTAATTGCAGGGGTTAGACCCTCTAATGCTGTATTATTACGTTTAACTGCAGAGTTATGTGTAGAATCAAAAATACAACCAGTAGTTGAAACTAGTGAAATCATAATCAATATTAAAAGTGCGTATTTTCTCATTGTTTTATCTCACCCTTTTATAGATAACAAGAGCTTGGTCTTTAAGATTATCGTAAACTATAGACTCTACCACATACCCGTTAGCTATCATTTCATTAATAGCATCACCTGTTGGTGCATCATAAGTAACTGCAACTTGTCCACCAACAGCTGGCATATGCTCTTCCAAAATAGGACGTACTTGTGTAGGCTTATCACCCGGATGCACACGAAATATACCGAATACTGCACTAGCTATAGATAGTGCTGTCATAATCAATAGACCACCGACTACGATGTACATAAGATACGTGTTTACTTTTTGCTGTTTTTCTAAAGTATCTTTCATTTGTTGCCTCTCTTAGCTCTACTTCTCTCTTTAATAGCTTCCATTTCAGCTTGAGTAAAGTCTATTTCTCTCAAATTAGAAGTATCATAGCCACATAAATAATTTATGCAGTCCATATACTTAAGACTATCATTATAATAGATTCCGGATGAATACGTTACACCATTATCCATTACAATTTGAACCTGTCCTTTGATATCACGTTTCTTAGGGTTAACTTTAGCATAAGTAACCACTGTTGGATATTCTTGGACTAAATCTAGATACATGTCAAACAATGTCTTCATAATAGCGACATTATTCAACGGATCATAGATAACTGGGTTTTGTAGAACCAATGCTTGAGCGTCTTGCTCGAAACACAATGGTCTACCTTTAATAAATACAGGAATTAATTGTCCAGCATCTGTTTCAAACATAATTTGAAGAGACTTTGCAGGGTTATATACTAAACCACAGGTATAGAATACATCCTTTTCAAACTCTTGCCTCGTATACGTTGGAAAAGATGGAACACTAACAAACATGCTTCCCATAAGAGTACCTTTCTACCTCTGAAACACTATTGTAATCAGGAGGATTTACGATATGAATGAATATAACACAAACACCGACTTCCAACACACCGAAATCGGCATCTTAACATCACCTTGTGATAAATATAAGCCAGGATTTCAAACCTTTTATTTACCTTCATTGAATCCTATGAATCTTAAGTCTAACACAAAGCAATCTATAAACGTACAACCAACAAATCTTATCAATAAAGAACCTATTAAGGGTGGTAAGATTCAGGTTGGGTCTAATATTTTAGTGGAAATGCCTAAAGAAGTTGCTAGACAATATCCATATAAGTTTATCCCTCCAGGGACTAGATTTATAATCGGTTTTCCTAGTGGTGATATCACCAAACCAATTGTTATAGGGAGGGATTACGATGCTTACAGAGATAAGTAGTATTCAAGAATTTATTACCATGAAGCCTGCAAATAATTCAGACTTTCATGCCTACTCATACTATATGAAGTCATCTTCTCAGGGATCATTAGAAATCCCTTTTAGAAATTTGATTACTACAGATTATCTTGATGATTTTAAGAAAGAAGCATACAAGATAACTTTAACTGCAGAAGAATTTCGTAAATACAAATATAAACCAAAGCTTTTAGCCCATGATATCTATGGTAATAGTGAATTCCATTATATCATCTTAGCTATCAATGGTTTATACAGTATTAAAGACTTTACTAAGAAGACTATATACTTAATTCCGAAGAAAGAGCTACTCAGATTACTTGAATACGTCTATGCTTCTAATAAACAATATATAGATTCTTACAATTATTCACATGGGATAGAATAAGATATTACCACGGAAGAGTACACTGTACTCTTCTGTGTTTTATTCTGTCACATAAACGGGTTCTTCTATAAACATAGGGATTGGTTCTGTGCTTCTAAACATCGGTTTGATTTTGTCTTTCATACCATGTTGCTCAGCAAAGTACCCTACAGATAATAGACTTTGATTTGGTAACGCCACAAACATAGATGGTGCACTGTATACACCTTGACGTGGAGCCCATTTCTTAATAAGATTCAAATATTCTTTAGCTTGAGCCTTATCTAAAGCTTCATTAGCTCTACCCTTACGTACATACACCATCTCATCAAACTCTTCTGGTGGGATATATGGACAAAGCATAGTTTCTACAGCATTTACAGGAATCTCTAAGTTATACTCAATCATATCTAATGAACGATCAGTATACTCAGATTTCTTGAATCCATTAATCTTATCTTGATTGAACTTATCAACTGTCATTTCTAGTTTAGCTATAGCGAATGGGTTAACCCCTCTGGAGATAGCTTTAGTTCCACTAGGTAATGTACCAGAATACTCTGGTGTCATCTTTTTCTTTTGACGTTCTAATCTAGTTTGCTCCTTATCTAACTCTTTAGGTTCCTCGGTAGGTTCTTCTTTAACAGGAATCTTAGGGTCAGTAGAGCGTAATTCACTCTCTGTATTTTTAACCTCTTCAGGTTTAGTAGTTCTTACAGATTCAGCATTTTGTGCTGCTAGTGATAAATCAGTCATAGTTAATCTATGAACTGTATTAGTACACCCCTCATCACAAAGCAACTCAACAGGTTTCTCTGGATTAAATGGGTGATAGAATCTCTTAGGTGCATTAGTACCATAACGACTCTTAATAAGAGAGAAACCCATATATGGATTATCGGCAGCATCTCTCTCAGGGATAATGATAATACCACTATCGATATTCTCTAGAATTTTGATAGACTCACCGATATTATTACGACCGACACATTCTACCAAGTTATTACGACTAATCTTACGGCCCTCGTCAATAGCTTTTGCAGCTTCACGGTTCAACTGAGATGCGGTAATTACTGGAATATCTTTGTCTATAGCAAACTGTTTAAATTCGTCTACTACAGAACCTAGTGCCATGTATGGGTCTTTACCCAATACTTCGAAGTCACGGCATTTGATACGTTTGATATAATCTTGTACCATACAGATAACTTCTTTATTACTATCCGCTAGCTCATCATACAACGCATATACATAATCTGTATCTACAGTATTGGCTGGGATATATTTAATAACGATATCGATAGGGTCATCATCAGTTACAGAGAAACCATTTTGTTTAAATTGGTTGGTCAATTCTTCTAATGATAACTTTTTATCGAAGTCTCTAGCAACTAAGATACCATGAGCACGTTCAATGGTTTCTTCAAGAGAGTTTTCCATTGTAAGATAAACGATACATGGTCTTTTATTAGGATCTTTAGGTTTATATTCCCTATTGAATTTCTTCAATTGCAATGCTAAGTTAAGCATTGTCATTGATTTACCCTCGCCTGGTAGACCGAATAATAGATAGATACGTCCATTCTCGAAACCACCAGAAATAATATTATTGAACGCTTGCATACCAGTCTTAAGCTTAGTAGATGGGTTATGCAAACGGTCATATACATTACTCATAGTTCTGATAAATACATCAGAGTCTGTCAATGAGAATGTCTCAGACCCAGTTGCTGTATTAGCAGTTTGACGTAAAGTTGTACCGATATCACGCAATCTAAAACGCATATCTTTTAATACTGCTTCACGTTCTAGTTGGCTACCAGCTGTAGTCAACTCAATGAATTTATCATGGGCTTGTGCCATGTATGTGATAACTGAATAGTTTTCATAGTCAGAATAGATACGTTGCTCTATAACTGCAAAGTCACTACTATTCAATGGGTTATCTATTTGATTCAATGGTAAATGTTTCTTGATTAGACCATCAGAGCATACTTCAATGAGAAGATCTTTGTCTTTATTACCATTAATTCGTCTTTCTAATAATGCCTTGAGAAACTTAAATACGTGAATATGCTTTTCTTGAGTTTTGATATCATAGACTTTTTCAGGATCTATCTTATTCATAAGCTTTAACAACGTAGCTAAGATTTCTCGATTGTCTTGTCTGTATAGCGTTTGGAATACATACCTAACGTATATAACTAGATTAGGCCATTCAATCATGAATTTATTATTCAATTCATTACCTCTAGCCATTAACCCTACCTCACTTTACTCTTTTAACAAATCGATCAATTGGTCTGTAGTTATAAAAGTATAACCTTTATTATTATTGATGTATCTAGTGAGTATCTCATACTCTGATAGATTCTTATCAGTAATATAGTCATACTCTTTAAATTTTTCTGAGACTTCGTTGGCTTGCTGTCTTATGATATCATTCTTGAAATCACATTTGAATTTAATCGAGCCGTCATTTCTAAACTTGTCTCTAAGTATATTAATATTTGGATGGTCTGCTGTAAGCTCTACACGTATATTATCTATACCCTGAGCTTTAAGGTCCATCAAATAGTTGTAAATGGTTACTGGGTCACTAGCTATCATATCATCAATATTGATAGTATCATATCTAAATGACTCAATTTGCATATATTTCACATAATACTGTCTTGTATAAGTATTATGGACTAAAATTACAAAGCCCTTAGGCTGTTCTTCACCAAAATTCCATCGAATTGGTGAACCACAATAGTACCAGTCTCTTTCATAGCAACCTGGCACATGAACATGACCAGCAATTACTGGTCCATTAGATAAAATAAAGTTATTCATACTAAATATAGGGGATGGTGCATCTAAATCTTCTGCATTTCTCCCATATATAGAACCTTTGATAGTTCCATGTGCACATACAGAATCGTATGTCTCAGTATATAATATATTCTCATAATATTCTTTACCTAAACCAGGTATCTCAGGAATACAGAGAATCTTCTTACCATTTACATATTCAAACCGTATAGTCTCTATAACTCTAACATCTACAGTTTCGTCGTTCATATATTGATAAAATAGCTTAGTTTGGTTAGCATCATGGGATGGTGTACCATGTAAGATAAATAGTGTACATCCTTTATTACGACATACAGACACTAGTTCATCTACAAATTTCAATGCATAAAAGATAGCATCAGAGTTGCCCATAAACTTATGATGGAATAAGTCCCCGTTTATGGATACTAAATCTAAATCGTCTATCATAGCTACGGTCTTAGTGAATTGCTCACTAAGAATCTTATAAGTTATCTCTGGTTGAATTACTCCGAAATGTATATCGGATATATGTGCTTCTATAAATAAATTACTGTCTTTCATCGGTTCACCACCTCGCACTAAGCTTAATTTTATCTTGTACTAGTACGTTGTGTATGTAATATTTTTCTACGTGAAAGACTCTTCATAAATGCCTATTTAGACAAAAAATAATAGGAATAGAGCCAGTGGCCCTATTCCGTTTTTGTGTTGTAATAGTACTCTAAGATAGTACAGAAACCATCCATTAGTGGGCGAATGATATTAATAAACATTTGCTCATCTTCCAAGCACTCTATACTAGCATTACCATCAGAGAATGATACATTAGTCTGCTCTTTCTCTTCATCATAGTTGTAGATTCTAATATTGATATCTTCAAGATATGATAAAGTGATAGTAATCTTAATATGATGCTTAGGGAAGTAAGAAATGATTACGTCATCATCTTTGAACTGTGCATCTAATCTATACTCAGATAAACCCATATCGGAACGATCTAGTTTATCACCTGGTGTATAGAAGAAGATTAGCTTAGCTACACGAATAAATGTAGCCATAGCTTTAAGTTCTTTATAAGATGGTGAATGCTTTCTTAGCTTACTTAAGTATCTTGTAAACTTAAGATATGGGATAATCCCATACTTCTTATGAAGTATGAGATTTCCATATTCATTATCACCAGATATAGCTTTTAAGTTTTCTGATACTTTTACATTAGAATATCTTTTCTTTGCCATGAGATATCCTTTCTTTTAAAAGCATACTACAATTCCACATTATGGATTTTCATAATATCCAAAAGATGAGTATTGTTACCATTCTCATCTTTCTCATCCATACCAGGAACTTTATGTGTATAATCAGAGACATAGTCAAACATGATCTCCAATACTTTGATACAAAGATCTTTACTATCGTTGGTCATATTTATTCATCTCCTTAACTATAGTTTCTATAATATACTGACCAGCTATACCTAGTTCAATAACTTCATCGAAAGCTTGTTTCATCTCAGTTGGATTATTGAATAAGAATCTCTCATGTAACGCTGAGTCAGATACTAAGATACCTAAAGCTGTATATAATGGTAATTGTTCCATATTAGTAGCTGGTTCAATACCCATTACATCTAACTTAACCCTAAAGAAGCCTCGAGCTATAATTAAGAACTTGATGAATCTTAGATAGTCATCAAGTTCCATATTTATAGTCTCTAGATATCGCACAATATATTCAATGATATCTTGGTCGTCTCTATATACATAAGGATTACGTAAGATATAATCAACTTCATATGCTACGATAGTTTTTACATCAATAGGAATATGAATACCATTAATAGCAGATAAGACATCTTTATAGCATACAGAATTTCTGAATGCCTGATAGGTATCATTATTCTTAAAATTCAATCTATCAATATAAGCCATACAAATCTTTGGAGATTGAAATATAAGCTCTTCTGGTACATTCTCATTGATGAATCTTTCAAAAGAGTTTGCAATCTCATTAGCAGACTTATTAGTAACAGATGTAATTTGGTTTGCTGCTTTAATAAGCAGTTTATTGTAGTCCGTCATCAGTCACCTCGATATATTGGTTAGCATAATAGATTAACAATGCACAAGTAATAGCAGAGTAGAATAGTTGCTTATACACATCATTAAACAACTCTACTGGATACTTGTTATTGAATATCATTGTTTGAGCTTGTCCTTGCTTATCTGTGAAATTGATAGTCATTCTATCTAAGATAGTATCTGCATAGATGCGTACTTTAAATTTATCATTCATATCAAAATCTAAGAAGCGATCGGACAAATGTTGGTTTCTAATCATATAGAAAACAAGCTCACTAGGATCAGTGATTGATACCAAATGGTACAAATCAGCAAACCCCTTAGTACTACCATTGATACTATAGAAAAACTCTGTATTATCATCATATACAGGTTCTCCATTAACTATAGCTTTAGGTTCTCCTTTAGTCACTAATACATCTAAATCTGATGTGGTCTTATAAAGACTTTTGATTAGTTCTTCGGAGTCTGTTAGAAATCTTTCTATATCCATGATTAAAAGCCTTTCGCATAAATCTTACCCATAGCAATGAATAAGATCTCTAAGTCTTTTTGAGTATAGCGTTCACGTTCAGCACTATACCAAGATACCACATAATCAACACTTTCGCATGAAGTACGTACGTATAAATACCCATCATCTTCTTGTGCTGTAGCGTTAAAGACACCATAAGGTGTTTCGAATGAATATGCGTTAGCTTCATACAATTGGGTAAATTTCATCTTGTTTAAGATGTCTAATGCCAACTGTTTAATATCCTCTGTTACAGGATATAGAAGTTCTCGTTCTTCCATACTTACCTCCTTTAATAAATACAAGATTACCAGTAAGTTAGTTTAGTTTATCTTTATCGGCTGGGTTTGGAATCTCTGGCATAATATCATCATTCATAGCAGCCTCTCGTAAAGCTATTAATACTTGTGCGTAATCAGATGCTCTATCTTTTCTAGCAATCTCTTCTACTAAGAATTGCCCTAATAGAATTTTTGCACTAACGTCATTACATGAAGTAATAAGTTTATCAAGACTTTTTAACCCATTTTTGCTATCATAAGCTCTATAATTTGATTCATCACTATCCATATATAAGAATATAGATAGTAGTGATGATATAATTGCATAATAAAATTTATGCTCAAACTTAGGATTTAACAAATCCAACTCATTATTTTCTTTCTTACCCAATAATACTAAACGTTCATTACGACTATCAAACATAACCACAATACGTTTATGGTTAAACTGAATGCCGATTAATAAGATATCGGCGCCAATAGCATCTTCTAAAGTGCAACCAGTGGATTCTTTACGCTCAATATATTCCTCTAAGTCTTCTTTGAATAGATATTTCTCAATATTATATTCATCTACACTATGAAAATCTAAAGAGAAATCTATTTCTTCTGTAGTTTTAGTGCTTACAGCTATAGCACCAAAGTTACCATCATTCTCCTCGAAATGATATTTTATATGTCTAAAAGAATCCATAGTTAATTCTTTTAAGTCTTTAATGATATATGCTGTAGTTAATAAACCATGGATACCTGCACATAGAGTGGTCGCTATATGATAAAACCCATATCGTGTTGAACTCATATTCTCAAATACATCGTCGACTGTAAATAATTCCACATCTAGATCAGCATTTCTAAATAATTCTTCTCTTGTAAGACGCTTCTTATTTTTCATTTTTATTACCTCGTAAATTCTAAAATGTAACAGGTTCTCCTGTTAATCCTTTATCTATCATAATATCTACAGTATCTCTAAGTGCATGATTTACAGCACCAAGAATGAATTTCTCACGTTCGCCTAATTTGCGTTTAATTTTTAAAGTATCTTCAAACTCTTTTAGGTCTGATGTGAAATATTCTACATCACGGAACTGTACATCTGAAACTGTACGTACTGTATAAGAGATATCACCAACAGTCATATTCTTAGAGAAGTACGTTAATGGTCCAAATGTTACACTTACATTTTGCTCTATGTCTGGAGCAGTATAAGTTACAGCAGCTATTTCCATAGCTGAACCAGATCTGACTCTAGTTATGGTACAGATCTCATATATAGTATCTCGTCTAGGAAGACGTCTAACTATACCAGAGTACTTTAGTGGCTTAATATACGTATATTCCAAATACAATATTAAAGCCGCTGATACAAATGGTTTATCATATAGAAAGTCTATACAGTTATATATTTCTGCTATTAGACTATCTATAGTTTTAGCAGCCTTACGCTTAACAAAGATCTTTTTATACCATGGAGTGTTTATAAATTCGGTCTTTGTTAATTCTAACGACGTAAGAGCTACAAGGAGTTTGTTATAATGCTCGTAGTTATCTTCCATTTAAATCACCATACTTTATCTGGGTCTACCAATTTATTGCATAAATCCATAATGATGCTACGGATTCCATTATTAGTGAAATCATCATCATCGTCATGAGCATAGCTAATTTCTGTAGAACCTAGAGACTCATTTCTTATGGTCTCGATTGGTTCATGTTCTACGTCGGTATTAATAGGCGTATCAATACCCTCACGTGCAATAATATATCTAATACTATCAGCATTCTTAGTATTGTATTCGACTTTAGTTGTAGTGATAGAGCCGAATACCTTTCTACCCACATATCTTCTAGTAATGGATAGTTTAGTATCATTAAGCTTAATAGCTAAATTCATATTATTGTATAACTTAGTCACATTACCAGTTACCTTACACACTTCAGCAACGTTATCTAACACATCCATCATCAAAGCGTCTCTACAGAACCTCTTAATGAGTGTATCAGTACTACGTAGTCTCCACCAAATAAGTGGAGTTTTTAAGATATTATTATTCTCTTCAAACAAATCTTCCAAGTCTACACGCTTGATTAATAAGTCTAAGAGATATGTGTTATTGTTTGCCATTATCTGTATACTCCCTTCAATTCGTCTACATTAAAAGCAACCTGTGTTAGTTTAAAGAATGTATCTTGAAGAAGATTGTAAAGATATACATTATCACCATCAATAGAATCTAACGTATAAGAACCGTACTTAGATGGGTTATCTCTATTTAACTGAATAACCATGAATCCATATACTGGTTCACTACCAGCTTTAGACCATAGATATTCATAAGCAGCTAACTGCATAAAGTACTTATATCCTATATGACTAGATGTTTTGAAGTCTACTAAATATAACTTTCCATCTATTCTCATGATACAGTCAATAGTTCCTCTGAAGTATTTTCCTTCAAAGGACTCTTCTAACCCTATGATTTCAATATTTCTACCTAGCTTAGTTACTTGCTCATCATACCAAGATATGAAAGCATAGAACCCAGCTTGAGTGTAATCATCAGGGTTAATTGTGTTTAAGTCTCTATCTCCGGATAAAAATCGTTCTATTTCGGAGTGGACATTAGTGCCAATGGTAGCGTATCTTGATAACTCTTTCTTATAGCTTATGCCTTTAAAGCCTAAGCCATTAGCCCAGTACATCAGAGATTCTTCACCAATATAGCTAAGTATTTCTGTTACTCTTTTAGCCTCACTTTCTTTTGAATAATTAGATACACGGGATACGTGGTCTAAAGATAAATCTACTAGCATTATAAACACCTCCGCTTCTATAATATATAGTTGACAGTACAGTTAAATTAAACTTTTACAACTATAACTTATTAGTAAATGCTACGACTAATGTAACTGTTTAGTTCAATGCGTTTATTTCTCCTATAATAAATATATACTACCAATGCTTATATGCCTTTATGTCACACTGTGGCATAGGGGCATATAGACCCTGGCTCGATATAAATAGCCTAGGGAAACATATTAGTAAAATCTCTTAATTTTTCAACGGAGGAGCTACTATTCATGGCACAAGAAATTAAAACATTGAATACTACTTTCCTTTTCCAACAACACAAACAAGAATTCGAAAAAGAAATGGTCGAATTCATCAATGCTGGTAAAGTGATTGATATATCTTCTAAAGAGTTTGAAGATATTGCTTATGAAGTTCGTAAGCAACAAAAGTTATCTAGTAACTTAGTTGAGTTCTTAAACTTCAAAGGACTTAAATTAGTTATTGGTAAGAAACCTATGCCTAGAATGATGAAAGTATTCATGGCTAGAGATCTTAAAGGTGATCGCAATAAGTTTGCGATTTATATTGATGTGTATGGTCTTATTGAATTGGATGACAATGGTAAATATGTTTGCCATAATATTAGCGTATTGATCGCTAATCTTATCTATGCTGCAACTATCCATGCTTATCATTTAGATAAAATCAATAGTACTAGCACTATTGAAGATGCTGCTCATGCATTCGCTAACTTATTCACTAATGTGGTAAACTACCTATTCAAGATCAATAACGTAAATGGTTTACGTAACCGTTGCTTATTCTTATCTTCTTTATACTTCCTTAATACAGTATACAAGAAAGGTAAGTTCAGCAATAACGTAAATTTAGCTAAGAAGATTGCCAATATCACTGAGCGTGAGAAAGAACTTCTTGTAGCTTATCTTGACGTAGAGTCTTTAGCTAATATTGATTATTTCATGCATACATGTAATGATATTCTTAAACTTAAAGAATTAGAATTACAACCATTCTTGGCTACATGGATCAAACTCTATACACCAGGAACTATGTTTGCATTAGAATACTTCCCAGCATTCAGTGCTATGCTTACTGATGCATACGTTGGTTGTTTCTTGAATAACCAATCCACTATCGAAAAAGTAGCTGGTAATGCAATGGTAGCATACTGTAATGATATTTTGAAAAAAGTAATCTAGTCGGAGGATAATACATGCGACATAATCACAATGAGATTAATATTGTAGAGCATGTAGATCTGCTCAGGAATTATACTGTAAAGAATATCGAATCTATTCAAGCAGGTATGATTCCTGAGCTATTAGATATCTCTTGGTCTGTATCCCAATACTATTTAGAGAACGGTCAACGTAAGTATGTATTCGGTAAAGAGAAATACGTACTTAAAGTTAACGGTTTACGATTTACTATTGACAGCCCATCTAAAAAGAAACTAGTATACGCTAAGAACTTGAAAGACGCTATCGATGAAGGGTTAGTTAATCCTTCATTAGTTTTCGTCAATGGTTTATTCGTTAAGTGGTCTGACATCACACTAGTTAGAGATCAACGATATACATATCTCTATATTAATAATAAAGTGGGTATTGACCCTGTACATATTGACGATGTACAGATCATCAATATTCCATTCAATGTAAGCTACTCTGAGAAACGTAATATTCCTTATGGTAATACAGTTATTTTCAGATTCGGTGATAATGGTCTTACTCTAGACTATGGTGCTATTGTAGTATCTGTAAATACCGAACGTATCAATCTTATATCTAAGCAATGGTCTAACCTAGCTGGTGCATCTATTGATAACTTAGATATCTTGGTAGATAAACGTCATAAGTCTACTGAACGCAACTTCATCTGTTTTACTGATAATAAATTAGACACCAAGATTAAGCCTGAAGTTAAGAATCTTAACTTGGTATCTGTTAATAGTGGTGCACCTATAGATAGAGACTTGGTTCTTAAATACTTCTATAGAGCAGTGGTAAATGATAACCAATCTAATATTGTTAGACCACCTAATGATGATATCATGAAATCTGCATTAGTAGATAATACTATCAAAGGATTAGACTTACATACAATGCAAAAAGATTTCGATTATGAATATCGTAATGATACTGAGTATAACGATAACTTCTTGCATGGTATCAGATATATCTCTCGGTATAATGGAGCATTCTTCGATGAGTTATACGAAAAGCTCTCTAATATCTATAGTGATACTTATAACGGTGAGCAATTCAAATCCTATATCGGTAATGACTTAATCTTTAGAATGCCACGTGGTCTACATGACCGTACAGAAACATTCGTTATGATTCATCGTAATGGTGAGTTATGGGATTTATATAACCGAATCAAATACATTGGAAGTGAATTCCAATTACAATTAACTCAAGAAGAATACGATGATATTCAAGAGTATGATACTTTTGAGATTGTAAGATTCTCTAGAGTCAATAATAACTTCCTTAAAGTCCAAGTATATAATACTGATAATATTGAGAATACTACTATTCCTTACGAGGACCTACTTGTATTCTCTAACTATACGGATAATCATATCTATTACGACTGTCTTGAATTCACTAAAGACTCTATATATGATGCACCGTTTACTATAGATAAAGAAGCTAAGACTATTAGCTTTACTGATGCTAACTGGTATGGTAAAGATATCTATATGGCATCTAAACGTCAGTTTAGATATGCATACTATCCGCCAGTAAACTATAAACGTTGTACGTTCTATTTAACTAAAGACTTTGTTGCTTGTAATGATCCAGAAAGATACTTAGTATTCCATAATGGTCGCATGTTAACTAAAGACATGTATCGCTTCTTGTTCGAAGAACCAGACAACTCTGTAGTTAGACCAGTAATCCATACACGTATTATGGCAGAACCTGGTGACAGAGTAGAAATCTTCTATGTTCCAGATGCTTTGTCTTATGTGGATATTGGTACAAACAATACAGCACAAGTTACTCATGTTAAAGCAACTATTGATAACCAACCTATCTTTAGTATCCCATTCCCTACAAAGAGCTTCTTGAATGATAAGAATAGTTTCTTTGTAATGCGTGGTAGTGTAATCTTAGAGCAATCTAGATATGATGTAATTGGTGATAAGATTATTATGAAAGACCCTAAAGATTATTTACAATTGGGTCGTGAATTGACATTTGTATTCATCTTCAATAAATCATTAGATACCGATACATTTGGTGGTGTTAAAGAAGAAGATATCTTAACTGTAGATGCTAGATTCACCTATGCTGAATCTGTAGATGATATCTATTATGATATCCCTTATCCTTATGAGGGTTATAATGGTTTCTTCTTCGTATCCTATAGAGGTTTGTATGTAAACCCTGCTCGATATACTATTGAAGATGGTGGACGTACTATTAGATTCCGTAATAATGACTTACATCTAGATCCTGATACTGCAATGGTATTCGTATTCGTATACCCTACAAATAAGTATACTTTAGATGCTAGTGCTGTACGTGTAACTGCTAATATTGACAATCAGACTAAGTTTACTGTACCAGTACCTTACGCAGATTACTTTAAAGATGGTAATGAATTCTTCGTTATCCGTAATGGTATCTTCTTAGATACAGATGACTATATTGTCGATACCGATAATAATACTATGACATTGACTTCACCATATGGCTTAGACATTGGTCAAGAATTAGTATTCAATTTCATGGTTGGTAATAAAGTCAGTGTGAAGAACCACACTATTACTATTAGAGCGACTAAAGAAGATCAACAAGTCTTCAAGTTACCTGAAGTATTCCATGACTATAATAAACGAGACAATAAGTTCTTCTTAGTTATTGGTGATACTCTTGTAGATAAACGTCGTTATGTAATTGATGGTGATGATTTACGATTCTTAAGTGATGACGATAAGATTCCTTATGGTCGTGAGATTGACTTTATCTTTGTATACTGTCAACCAATTGATGATGTAACTGGCACTATTGGTGATATGGTAGATACTTCCAAGTATGGTATCTTCACTAGTAAGTCTACTATCATTAATACTACAGGGCAAAGAGAAATCAAAATACCATTTGAAGAGACTTTGTTATATGATCATAATTTCTTCGTTACTATTGGTAGTACATTTATCGATGCATCTAACTATGTAATCAATAATGCTACTGGTACTATTAAGATCATTAATGACAATATCAAAACTATTGCTGGTAGAGAAGTCTTATTTACATTGATAGATTCCAAGTACGCTGTAGTTGAAAAAGATATCAGTATTACCAAGTCTACAATGGAAAACCAAATGGATTTTGATATCGTATTGCCATTCGATAACTATTTTGAGCAAGGAAACAGATGTCTTGTATTCATTGATAATGTATACCTAGATGAGTCTAGATATACTATTGATGAGAAGAAACGTAGATTATCCTTAGTCAATTTTGATGATGCTCTAACTAAGGGTAAAAACGTAGTCTTCATGTACTTATTCGTAGCCAATAATGCTAATAAGTCTTATACATCTGAAGAAGTTCAGCATCCTAAACTTACTGAATATGGTTATATCTATTTAGATAAGAAGAATATTAGACATAATATGAATTCTAAATTATTCTTCTTGTATGTAAATGGTAAGAAAGTATCAGCCGATACTATTGTAACTCCAGCTAATAATATTATCAGACTTACTGAAGACCCTCAAACAAGATTCAATGCAGTTATTATGGATTATACGCCAAGAATAGTTGACTTAGAACCTTATAAGAATATCAGATCTGATTATGATACTATCATTAACTCCGTAGACCTTGAAGATGTAGATAAGATGTGGGATATCTATACTAAAGTTTCTGATATCGAAGGACATAAAGTTCCTAATATCAGTCAAGAAGCTATCGTTAACCATATCATCCGTGAACACTACATAGCTAGTGGTGTAAATAAAGGGTTACCATTCATTTACACTTATGATACAGCCACATTGAAGAATAAACAAATCAATGAAGTTAAAGAAATAACTCATAGATTCGTTGCACCTGGTAGCTATAGCTTTACAGTACCTGATGGTATTACTAAACTAAGCATCCAATCTATTTCTGGATCTAGTAAAGTTAATACTTTCAATAATAGAACTGCTAACCCATTATCTAATGCCAAAGTTGGTGAAGCATCTTACTTGATTCCTTTAAGTAAAGCTGATGAATTCAATAAGCTTATCAAATGTATCTTCTCTATCAGTCAGCCTAGGTCTAATGGAGGGATTCCTCAAAAAGGATGGGCTGTTGGTCTTAACCCTGCAGAGGGTACTTATGGTTTATCACCAGATACTAGTATTCTAGGTGGTAACTTAGTGATTCAAACTATTAAGACTATACCTAAGATTAGATATAAAGTTACAGCGCCTAAGGGTGGTTTCGTATGTATTGGTTTTAATAAGAATGATGGCAATAGACCTAAGTATATCGTAGACTATAAATCGTTTGCAAATGCTGGTTGGTTCCCTAAACGTCTTGATCCTAATACTAATACGTATGAAGAAATTCCTGCTGGTGAAGATAAGACTATCTCCTTTGATAATGTATTTACATGGGATGAAGGTGAGTCTATCTTTGAAGTGCCAGAAGGTGTAACTAATATGACCGTGGCTTTATGTAGTGGGTTTGAAGCTAGAGTTGCACTAAACGATACAGTTACATACGTATCTAGAATGGCAGCTATTCAAATCGTTGGTTATGGCATTAATAAATTCAGTGTACCTGAATTGCCTGATAGTGCTACAGTTGAACGTATTGATATTTACAGATACTATAACGCTTCCACTGGACGATATGGCACATCTGCTAAGAATACTACAAGTCCTGGGTTAGAATTGACTAATCAATCAGACTTTACTAGATTTGGTAGCAGTACCTATACTGAAGCACCATATAATACTTTTGACCAAGATACATTAGCTAACTATTCTCCAACACAAATGGATAATGATGAATACTCCAGAGCGTTTACTAGACTTGTAGATAATGGTGTAGTAATCTCCGTATCCCGTGGTGTTGATGGTGTATCTGAATATACAGATATGCGTGTAGAGTCTGGTGAAAAATATATGGTAGTTGTCGGTAAAGGTGCTACATCTAACGGTGCTTTAAGTATCACTTATGATAACTTAGTACCAGCTAGAGAGTCTAATTTGTATATCATGGATACATTCAATGCTAGTCGTGAAGTTATGGTTCACCCAGATGTGGACTATGCTACTAATGATGAATTAGTATTGGATGATTTACGTGATAGACAGCTTACTGTAGTATCTGAAGAGGATAAATTAAACTCCTTTAACCATCCTACATTTATTGGTAATAAACCTGAAGCATCTGCTGAAGAATATACTAATATTGAAGAAGTACAAACAGTGTTTACTCACGATAGTTCTGAAGCTAAAGTGTATAAAGAAAATACTTGGTGGGAACTTAAATACTAAAAATACCGAGGTAGGGGCCTTTAAGCTCCTACCTCAATTTTTGGTGTGCTTTAACATTTATATAATTTGACAACTTTTTAAAGGAGGTTACGATATGCCTAATACTACTAGATACAACAGTGGTAGAGCACCCGTTATAGCCTTAGATTATGAATCCAGGTTTATAGCTCAGAAGAAAGAGCTTTTGGTTGACTATAAAAAAGGTAAGCTTTATGTAGTATCCGCAGAAGATAAATCAGTTATTATTGATATCACTGCTAATATTATCAATGAGTTTACTAACTCTGGTTCCATGGCTGACAACTTCATTGTCAATATTGAAGGCGTCGGTGAGATCAATCTAACTAAGGCAATCAATAGAATCTATAAGAATAATATTGAATTAAAAGAGAATGATACTGCACATTACTTATCTCCAACTCTAAGATTCGATAATGGTTCTATTGTTGTACAAGATACTGAAGTTGGTATTGCTAACTTTAAAGTAGCTGGTAATAATACATATCCAGTTAAGAATGGTAATGTAGTTAAATGGGTACCACGTATTGATGAAGATGTAGTTAAACGTGTTACTAAATTGGAAACTCTAGCTCCACCTGATGCGGAAGAGTTTAAACGTCTTCGTAAACAGATTGCCGATATCCAACTTACAGCTGATTTATACTCTACACTACCAGCTTTAAAAACTTTAGCAGATTCTAATAGTAATCGTTTAGATGTATTAGATACTAAAGTTCTTAAGACAGCAGAAATCGATCCTATGAAGACTGATATCTCTGGTCTTAAATCTGATACAGAAACTATGAATAATCGCTTAGCTGTACTTGAAGCTAAAGAAGATACTGAACCTAAGTTCACTGCTTTAGATCGTCGTGTAACTGCTATCGAAGGACAAGCTTCAGCTATTACTAAGATTACTGATCTTCAAGTTAAAGTACAGACTTTGTTGGGTAAACCAGACTTAGAACCTAAAGTTACTGAGATCAATACTAAAGTTAATACAGTAAGTGCTTCTTTTGATACATTGAAATCCACTACAGAGTCTAAACTTGCAGCTATCGAAGGTAATACTAATCGTACTACATCTGAAGTTGCGGCTATCTCTGGTCGTTTAAATACTCTCGAAGGTTTAAACATTGCTAAGTTTAAAGCCGACTACGATAATCGTATTTCTGTACTTGAAGCTGTACCTAACTTTACATCCAATATTACCAACTTGGAATCTCAAAACTCTGTATTGACTAATACAGTCAATACTCTTAAAACTCAAGTTAATGGTTTGATGTTGGCAGAGGATTTGGCTCCACGTGTTACCGCATTAGAACGTGCTAAAACTACAGTTAAGAATGTAGCTATGCCTGGTGAGAAAGTACATCTTCCGTCTGGTGATCCTGAAGCTAATAAAATCTACCCTTACACTATCCATAGCTTTGATAGTCAAGACTCTAACGTAGAATTCAAGATTCAACGTAGTGGTACCCGTGATACTACATTATGGATTGATTTATTTATTGACTTTACAAACTCTAGTGCAACTACAAGAAAGATTCTTAAGTTCACTAAACCAGACAATAATAATCTATTCGTATATATCCCAGCCACTAATAAGAAGATTCATTTAAAAATGACGTCTTATGATTCTGGTATTAGCTGGTACTATAACTATGAATACGAAATGGGTATTGCTGATCAAGGCACTATTTAACTTCCAGGAGGTATATAAATGGGAGCTTTAAAATATACAGAAAGCCTACGGAATAACCTCCACGAGGTTACCCGTTCTGCTGGTACAACTATTTATTGTACCGATACTCGAGAAGTCTTCTATGATGCTTCTGATGATATGCGTCTAATGACAGACTTTATCGTTATGCTTAATAATGATAATGAACGTACTCAAATCGTAAATAACGGTACAGTTCTTGAGGCAAGAATTTACTGTGTACGTGATGCTCGTACGTTCTATGCTTATACTCAAAATGATGGATGGCAACAATTATTATCTGTAGAAGAGGCTAGTAAATATGTAGGTCCTATTACAGATATTACTAAAGCTACTATCATGAAAGATGGTAAACGTATTGCACCATTGACTACAGCTAATAATACTTACTTAGAATCTGGTGAGACTGTTGAAGCTAAGTTAAAACAAATGGGTGTAATCGCTACATCTTTCCGTACACACTTAGTCACTGAAACTAAGAAACGTTTCCCTATTCCTGTACCATTTGATAACTACTTTGATATGCCTAATGCATTCTTAGTTCATATTGGCACTAACTATATCTACCCTAACCGTTACAGTATTGATGGTAATGATATTGTATTTAATGAACCAGTTGAAATGAATCGTTCTATCAACTATACGTTTATTTATAACACTAAAGCACCAACTGTAGCTGGTATGATTAATAATATTGACGGTTCTCTTATTAACCGTGGTTCTATCCCTACTGATAGAATGGCTAACGTAAGTAACTCTCCATTCTTGAATAGCTCCAGTGCTATTGCAACAAGTGCATCTGTTAAGACATTATTTGACTTATTGGTTGCATTATGTGATGAGAAGAATATTATCTCTCGTGCTATTGCTAAACCTATTGCTGATAGTACTTCCGCATTAGCTCTTGAAGTTCCTGAAGGTTATACTTTAGCTGATGGTAATATCATTGCTGTACGTTTCCGTGCTAATATGCCAGCTAATGGTGATATTGTAGTAAACGGTCGTTCTGTGCCTGTATATAAATCAGTAGCAAGTAAACTTGAAGCTGGTGATATTGCTCAGAATGATGAATTATTCTTACAATATGATGCAGTACATGGTCGCTTCTATATTACTAATGGTATGCCATATCGTATGGATACATATAATAAAGTATATACAGCACCATCTGATAATGTAAGCGTAATCTCTTTTAGTGATGCTTCCTATCTACCTGGTGTAGATTATATGGAAATCTATCTAGAAGGTCTTAAGTTAGTTAAAGACGTTCATTATCGTATTGATGAAAATGCTAAGTCTATTCATCTTATTGACTTCGCTATGGAAGCTGGTCAAGTAATGGAATTCGTATCTAGACGTATTGTACGTACACGTGGTGTGAACTCCTATAACTTGAATGCTGATGATACTAAACCAGATGAACCAACTGTTAACCCTGAGTTCTCTAGCAGAATCTTTAGTGCTGTACGTGATAGTGCTACAGATGCTAAGAAATTACGTTTGATCCCACCAGGAGATATGGAATCTCTTAGTGATCTTAAACATGGTGAATCTTTAAATATTAGATTCATTGATGGTGCTATTGGTGATGCATATACTGAGTTCGGCCAAAATATCTATAATATCTGCGATAAGACTGGTGAGCAAATTGTGGATGCTATCGCCGCTGGTGATATTATGCCGTTTATTTTCGATAAGAATAATAAACAGTTTAAACTACGGTTTACTATTAATAGTCACCCACGTATTCATGATGGTAATGCTACAGTTAAACCTGGTGATGAAACTGTCCATGATGGTAACTATGTCGATGTACCATATTCCCCATTCATTGAATATTCTGGTTCTGATAATTTAACTTACGAAAATAGTTTATTCTGTAATACACGTGCAGTTACTGTAAATTATAATATTAATAATTTATCCGGAGCTGCTCTAGAACGGATTAAAAACGCACCACAAATGTTATCGTTTAGTATACTTTCTAGTAGAAATGGTATTTTTGTAAGAAACAAATTTACCGATGGTTCTAAATTTAAATTATATAATAGATCGGATAATAATTTTATATTTACTGATAATTTATATGCGAATAAAACAGCAAACCTGCTATATAATAACGCATGTGTTGTAGTGGATTATAGATTAGTAGTTGACAAGAACCTTACGAGAATAACCGCTAAACAGATGCTGCAATTATTTAATAATAAAGAATATATTGAATTGACGTATAAGTCGGTTAATGGACTACAATTCTTTATGTATAATGAAGCATTAAATAATACACAAGACGTTTATATTAATGGTGATGAAGTAGATATCCCTGCAGAGTATTCCGGGAATACTAAATACGTCATGGTACCATTTGTATTTAAGGCTAATAATAATGCCCCATATGTTACTATTAGTTCACGAGGAAGTACTGGTCCATCTACTGTTGTATACTACGATAAACTACCTAATTCTATTTTAACAAAAGAAGATTTGATAGTACCGTTTATACCATATGCTAATATACAGTTTAATAATAAGACCGTATATTTAAATTCAGTATATCCTTTAAGTTTACAACATTGTAAATCAATTACAGACGTACAATCAAAAGAATATATCAGTTTATTAGATCTATTTAATTCTGATAATGCTTTTGGTAAATTCTTAAGAAACGTTACAGGGTTCTTTGTTATTGACCAAAGAACTATTTTATTTGCTTACCCAGAAACGTATGGTCAGTTTGCTCGTTATCTGATCCAAGAAAAAATATTAAAATAAGGTGGACCAATATGGCAAGACATACAATAACTTTCAAAGAAGGGAATTGTAAGTTGCGTTTTGATGATTATATTAAAATTACTTTTAATAATGATAGCAGCGGTGGTGATACTGCTGCTATCAATAATCATGACTATCCAATATACGTCGCTTATAAGAATTCTATTTTAAGATTCTTAGACGTTGGTGAAATTACTGCAGGGCAAACTGTGGTAGGTCAATTTAAAGGTAATAAAATCATCATCTATGCGACAGATTTCCCATCTAGCTCTGATGGCCCAGTAGACCCATCAGTAAAACAAAGCATGTGGTTATATAGAAATACTTTGATGGACTATCCGTCCATCTACCAATATATCTATCTTAAGCCATATATGAAACTTGATGCGAATATCGTTAACCCTAATAGTACTTACACTATTTCTTTTACTGCTGATTCATTGAATAATATTGATGATAGTGCTAAGAAGAAAATAGCAGCTATTGTATTTGACGATGTACGTAGCAATAATATTAGACGTGTAGTTCCTATAGTGGATGCTAACCGTAACTATTTAACTATCAGTGATATTATTGAAAGCATGACTTTCGCTAATGGTACTAATAATATCTCAGTCGAATATACCGAGTACGTTAAGTGTGATAATTTCACTGTAGCGGCATTTGTAGCAGCTAATGCTAGAGCTAAAGATCCAACTAATAGTACTAAGCTTACATTTAACTATGCTAAGAACTTAGCTGGGAAAGAAAGCTTGACTTATGGTACGGCTATTACTGCTGACGTTACTGAAACGATCACTCATGACTATATGGGACATGGTAATCCAAACGCCACAGAGAATGATACAGTATATACTTTATCTGGTTTCTGTAATCGTAAGATGCCAACAAGTATTCATATCTTGACTAATAGTTCAACTGATAAGAATAACGCATATAGTGATGTAGCCCATACTAATGGGTCTAAGATTGAAGTGCTTGGGTTATATAAATCTAAAAATGGTATTATCATTAACCCTAAAGATGATTCTGTTACTGATATTAATATTGCACGTGTAGCTAAGACATATAAAGTCGCTAAGTTTGATAATGTAAACTTAGTAAGCGATGAAGACTCTACTATCGGAGTGCACGAAAACTACTGGTTATTACCAGATTTGAATTCTCTTATTAATATATATAACCACTTGGTCAATGAGACTGAACTCATTGAACCAACTGAGGATAGATTGCATGACACTTCTACTTATAAGTATATCTCTTCTAATAGATATGATATCAATTCTATGGATGGCATCACTATCTATTGTAACGATACTCCAGATGAATCTGTAATTAATATTATTAGAGATATCTCTTCTACAACAACTTCACATCTAAAGATTAATCTTGTAGATGGTGGTCGTAGCAGAACTAATAGTGCATATGCAACCGAATTGTTTAAGAATATTAAAATTCTAAAATCTAATACTGCTACAGACCATATCACTGTACTACCTTATGATAGTACGTGGCCTGAGCATATGCAAGAAAAGAAATTACTCGTTAAGGGTAATACATTAGATATTCTTCGTACTAAGTTATCTGGTAATATAAACTATGATAAAGTACTGAATGAATCTAATACTACACCTATCGAAGTTATTCTAATTGGTTTAGATGACTTTACTAACTTCGAAGCCAAATATAAAGAGCTTAAGAAAGTCTATACTGTAGATGCTAAGCATAAGATTGAATTCTTCGATAGTCGTTATAACTTCATTAATGATGATACTACTCCTAATACTAAGACTAGTGATGATGTAATTCCTACTGCAGATAAAACGTATAATGTAGTATTGAATCCTAATACCTATACTAAAGGGATTGGTTGTTTACCTAAGTTTAGTGGGTTAAAAGATGGTGATATTATCACTCTTACATTAAACGACCAATATAATTTTGCTACAAAAGATAGACGTACTATGGAACGCCCTGTTACAGTTGCAAATAATTCATTCAACCCTTCATCTGAAACATTCTCACAGTTCTTCTATCCTGTAGTCGATGTTAACTTTAATTATGTATCTTATGATACATTATTAGGTAAATCTGTAAAACTTAAGTTTAAACAAGTTATGAAGAGTGATACAGTAGATTTTGGTTATCTTATGGTATTAGGTGACTTAAGTAATGTATATTCTCATCGTAATGGATTCTATAGATATAATACATTGAACTGGGTTACTACTGATAATTATATTATGGCTAAGAGTAATAATACTATTATCCTATCTAGAGATGAGACTAGTTATTCTGATGCATGGCCTCATGTAAATATCAGATATACTGATACTAACCTTAAAGCTTCACAGGATAATAACTTATATGGTCTTATCCCTAATAATGTATTCAGGGTTATAACTCCTGTAAATAGTCCATTAGTAAATGGTGGTAAGTTATCTGATACTTTATCGTTACCGCAGTTCCCATCTGGTAGCCCTTTATGTGTACTTAAACGTGATACAAAGATAACTACTAGCAGTAATATAAAATATTATATTGGTAACGTAGTAGACTATACTGATTTTGCTAAATATACAGTAGAACCATATGTAGTATTTGCACACTCAGGGGCTAGTGATACTTTTGAAGTATACCCTGCAGTAAGAAACCTAATAAATTATTACACTAGAAAGAAACAAGGGACTTCGTATGATAGCGAAACACCAAGTATCGTTACGGTCTCTGTGCTTTAAGAAAGGATAAACTATGGGAAAATTTGTAATAGTATTTAAGAAAAAGTACCCTAAGTTTAAACTTGGCGACCATATCAACCTCATCTTTAAAGAAGGGGTTGATGGTGGTGACACTATTAAGATTAATGGTAAGACTGTACCATTATTGTCTAGATATAGAGATGGTTCTACTATTCCTGTAGACTCTGGACAATTCACTATTGGTAATAAATACGTCGGTGAATGGACATCTAAGGGTTTAGAAATCTATGCTGGCGAATTTGTTAAGGAAGAAAAACCAGATCCTACAAAGAAGACTCTCTATATTAGTAAACGGGGTGCCAACAACTGGTACCCTTGTTTATTCACCCAGTTTAAAATAGAGAAACAAAAGGGTGGTGATGAAGTAAATAGTCTAGTTAGAAATACTTCATACACTATCCGTGTAGCTAAATCTGTTATTACTGGCAGAGAATTCTCTAGTAATACATTTGCTATGCTTAATTATGGTGATAGAGTTATTCCGTTCTTAGACCAAAATAAGAACTATATCACTACTGAAACACTACTTAGTATTATGAATAAAAATACTAGTGGTTATGATGTGAACTATGCTACTCTACAAGCCACATACAAAGTTTACTTTAATCGTGCATCTAGAGTATTAGATGGTATTGAAATTAATGTACCATCATCTGCTGGTACACATACAAGATACCAAGATTATCCTGTATTTAATGCTACATTAAACGATCCATATAAATATTTCTTAACCAAATCTACATTTGTTAAGAATCGTCTATATGCTATCCCAGCTAACTATGCTGGTACTGCTGATATGCATGGTAATTTCAAATTATCTAATGATAAATTAAATTTCGTTGATAAGTTTGGTAAGAACTGGACAGAATTCAAAGATACTACTACAGCCAATATCAGTAAATTACTTATCTTTGGAGATAAGAATGATAAAGTTGAAGCGACTAAAGACTTTGAGTTATGTATCCCATCTAGACCTAATGATGGTCTATTTAAAAATGTATCAGGAGACTTGGCTTTATTCTGTCTTCCTGGACTTTATGATTTCACTACAAGTATCAATATTAAAACCAATGGTTCTATTATTGATCCTTTAAAATATATTAACGAATCACCATATGGTTTATTGTATCGTATACATATGGATGAGTTAGATTCTGATTATGTACATAGTCTGAAAGCTAATAGTTCTAAAGTAGATAAATATGGTGAATGGTTATTGCCTCATTTTATGGCTATCTATAAAATGATGGATAATGTGGTTAACGAAGCCCCTTATAAGTTTAGAAGTGTTATGTTATACAATGGTAGAAATATATACCAAGCGGATAATAACTTCTCTGGTTATAAGACTATTAATATCTTGGCTCGTAATAAAACAGCTGCAGAATGTGCAACTATAGTTAATTCTCTAGCCGCTAATATTAAGAAATATAAATATAAATCTATTATTCGTCTTATTGCTGATAATAAAGTACCTTATGAAACATTAAGAGATGCTTTATTAGATGCAGATGAATATGCACTATATACTCGAGAGCGTATTACTAAAGAAGAAGCTATATTGATCAAATATCTACCAGCTTCTATTGCTGATGATAGAACTACTGTAATTGATCGTTTAAGAACTAATAATACTGACATATTATTCCCTAATATTAAAAATCTTAATGATTTTAGTATGGTTCAAGATTGTCTAGATGCTAGACCTAATCATTATTTCTTATACGACTTAGACTCTTCTAGAATCTTAGATGAGAATTCACTATACACTATCTCATTTAATGGTCCGACATTAGATGGGGTTAAATATTATATAGCTAATGATATATCAGACCCTCAAAATACTTGGACTGAGATCAGTCGTTCTGATAGACTAACTGGATTACGTGGTAAATCTGTTATTATAGTATTTAAGAATGCAGACTTACGTTATAGAACGTATAATGCCACTGTATCTATCAAAGATGACGTGTATAATATCACTCGTAGTAGTACAGACCAAACTCCTGATGGTGTTATCACGTATAAAATTATACCTCAAAGTGGTATTGTGATTAATACAGAAGTAAATGCGGCTTCCGATAGTGGAGATAACAAATGGTCTCTATATATACCTGGATCTAAGTTATTAGAATTTGGTACAGCTACGTTAATTGTAACTGAGGGCAATAATACTACACGTACACCTATCACTGGTGATGGTAATATCTTATTAGCACCGCATAATAAATACAAATTAGAGCTAGCTATTGGTAATTATAAAGTCAATGGTACATTTACATTTGGTGTAGATGATCAAACCATTAATAGTACCACAGGTAATACTACATGGGTATCTGAGTTGTATACTATGAATAAGGCGTTCGATAAAGTCAAAATCAATTTAACTTACGAAGAGCTTCTTAAAGATGGTGAAATGATCATCACTAAGCATAGAGAATTTACAGATACAGACAACCTGTTCAACCTATTCTCTATTAGTAAGATGGGTGGTACTACTACATCATTAACTAATGAGTCTCAATATAAGATGGTAGTCACTAATAATACCATTCAATCTAAAAATAATGGGCACGCTATCGTTGGTATCTACTTTAACGATAAAATTATCCCTATGGTTGATGGTTCTAGACAATATATCAGAACTAATGATTTACTAGCATACCAAACAAGTTTAGGTGCTACAGCTAAAATACCTATGGTATATAAAGTCTTATATCAAGATGCTAATGTAACTATCGATGTCTTTGAAATTAACCATCAAAGTTCTTATAAACGTGATAGATTTACAGAAGACTCTGTATATTTAGTTGGCTGTAATAGAGGTGATTATACACCTAAGTATAAATACTTCAAGGGTAATGTATTATATGCACATAAGAAACTAACCCCATGTAATCCTACACCGAATAATAATCAGTTCTTCTATAAGAATGACATAAACCCTCAATGTCAGATTGATATGGTTAATAAGACTGCTAATATCAGCGTTAGATACTACTCTGATTTCACTACACCATTACTAAATGCATCTCATGTAGTTGCAACTATCGGTAGAGGTACTACAGATATCAATCTTAATCTTGATTTAGGGTCTCCTATCATTAAGTGTGCTGTAGAAAGTACAAGTAATAACTGTAATGCTATCCCTTATGATTTATATGGTATTGGTACCATGAAAGGCTTCCAAGCTTTATATCATACTAGTGGTAGAGTATATATGTATCGCCGTAGTGTAATGAAAGATAATATGCTATGGGGTTATATTCTAAACGTAGATGATTATGTGAATGCCATGAATGGTGTTACTACAGTAGCTACTACAGATCGTGTATCTTTAAATGCTCCAGCATTTAAATATGTATTCCGTCGTCAAGACTTTAAAGATGGTACATATAAAGAATCTTTCACTAAGATCATGGGTAAGTTGGCTAATCTTAATATGGATAATAAGAATGTCCAAGTATATATCTCTAACGTAGACTATATGAAAGATATTCTTAATATTACAGCAGATGAGTTAATGGAACTTAGTAAACTAGCTTGGAATGGTAACGGTAATAAAGTAAATCTATTTATCACTTCATTTGAAGATTTAGACGATACTGCTATCAGTAGACCTGTTTCTAGTGGAACTAATGGTGTAGTCAACTTTACTACTCAAGCTAATGAGATTAAGGATATAAGACAACGTTCAGTTACAGATACACGTATCCCAGATATAGCAGAAATCACTGGTGGTTCTGTATGGTTTGATAAGAAAGAACTTCTTACTGAACTATTTAAACCTAATGATACGATCACTATCATTTGTGCTAGAGAACTTAGAGATGCTGATATCCAAGGTGTATCTGATATTGATATTCTTAATATGACTATTAAGAAAGAGATTACCGCACCAGTAACTAGTTACCAATTATTTACTTTACAAGGAAACCCTGTTGGCTTCTATAAGATCGCTCGTAATAACGATAGCCATATTGGTACTGATAGAAACCGTATGTGTAATATCGGTCTTGATGACAAATATATCATTCCTATTATTGATAAAAGTGGGCATAACTATATCTCAGTCGAACTGATGGAAAAACTATTACGCTCCACTGATGTATATTTAGAGATTCGTAGATTTGTACCAGAGCATCCTGCTATTAAGTATCCTATCTATGGCGCTATCTTATTGAATAATGTGACAGACACTCAAATGATTGAGTCTAACTCACTATACTACTCTAAGGGCGATAATACATCTGCAAGAGATCGTGCTAACACGAATATTCCAAATAATTATCTTGTAGCGGTCAATACTGTCCCTGGAACTAATAACGTTATCAGTAGCAATACTTTGATTACTGACTTAAATTACCGTAAGGCTAATGGTCTAATTCCATCTATCCCTGTATCTGGTGATAATAAACTTACGTATCGCACTGGTGAGTATATCTTTAATGCTAACTTAACTAACGGTTTGCTATCAGAGGATTCTGCATTTGAATCTAGTATAAACAGTGAACCGATGTCTCAATTTGCTCGTATCCGTTTAGCTAGAAACTATGGGGTAAATCAAATTAACACATTCGAGCTATTCTTAGATAACTTGCATATGCGTTATAATGATAGCAAGAACTATAAAGATACAGCAAATGTAGGTATTGGTACATTCTTTAGATTGGTTCCTAGTTTGACACAAGAACTAGCACCACAATCTAGTGTAAATAATAACACCAATGACCCTATTGCTGGTACTGGTAGAAATACATATATTGCGGTTCCTGAAATGTTTGAACCTAGCCTAGAGAATACTAGTGAGCCTGGTTCTGATGAATGGAAACGTGTATTCAGTACTAAGCTTTATAAGAATGGTATTGTATATGACTTCTTCATGCATAGTTGTGATACTATGTATGCTGATACTAGACGTTACGCTAATATGAATATTAAACATAGAATAGTTAATGGTGATAATAAAGCACGTGAAGGGATTAATGGTTACCCATTAATGTCTCAAGTTGTTTTGATTCCTCACTTCGATGGTATAGTACACTTCTATAAACAATTCTTAGATGATACAGTAACTATCCCATCTAGTATTAGTATTGGTAAGTCACCAGTCAATGTGTTTGTAAATAGAAATAGTGATACTAACCATAAGAACTACGTAATCTATTTAGATGAGATTGATGATATGAATGCTAATGTAAACTATATCACTAGCTTCATTACTAAATACTATAGTCAGCTTAGAGATGATGAATCTGTAAGCATCATAGTAAATAACTATGCATCTACATCTAGCACTTCAAATTTGGTGAATAATGATACTACATCTAAACGCGCTAGTCTAAATGAACTTAATACATATATTAGCCGTATCAATAAAGTTCTTAAACAAGAGATTACTGCTAATCCATCTAAGAACTTAAAGATCTCTGTACACTTCACTAATAGCCGTTACCAAGTAATGGGTCCATGGAGTAATGAGTATATTGCTTCTACGGTTAATACAGTAACTGCTAATAATACTACTGGTTTAGAAGTAGATCGTATAGCTAATATAGTACAAGCATCCACTGGTAATACATCAGTACGTAATATCTTTGATGGGTTTAATCTTACATTGAATTTCTTACGTAAAGCAAATTTCATGCAAGCTAGAAACCCTAAAGCTTTTGTAGGTTTCAAAAACCCAGTAATCTTTGAAAGCTTGTAAAAAATAAAAGATATATAACAAAAAATTAATACGGGAAAGGAATACCCCTCCCGTATTAATTCATTTTACCTATAACTGATCTTCAGTTACAGGCAAATAGATTCCTTGTCTTTGAAGGAATCTGTAAGCAGCGATAGCTTCGCTGTGAGAGACATTATTGATTCTCTCACAGCGATCTAGCACTAAGCTTACTGCAGCACGGATCTGCCAATCTAAATTGGTAGATCTTTCTGCTAGCGTATTATGATAATTCATAACACAACCTG